ATATAAAGAGATGCTCTTATCCTTTGAAGAGTACAAAGGGGAGTTGCTGATCTACTTAGACGGTAGATGAGCAATGTAGATATGTAGATATGTAGATATGTAGATATGTAGATACAGAATGATTGCAGACAAGCATGTAGAGAATTCAGTGGAGGAGGCAGGATACCAAGAGCAAACTACACACCAACTACCAAGAGCAAACTACACTCTACCTACGCTTACACTCTTGCTACCTTGATTGAAGATAGGAATGTAGCTAATGAGTAGAGTAGAACCCGCCCCCCATCGCTCACATCGCTAGGGCTATGTTCGGCTATGCCCGATAGCGTAATATCACTGTCAAGTATTTAGCCTAGTCGCTAGCCTAGTGTCAAGCGCAGCCCTGGGATTCTGTGCGGCTACAATCCTAGCCAATAGAAAAGCCCTAGCTATCCGCACTAGGATAGTAGGGCTAATCGGTGAAAAGTATTCTCAGACTAACTAACTACTCGGCACTATCGAGCGAGTAAACGTAATAAGTGTAACCGGGGTTAGTAAATGGTTTGACGGTGCGCAATTGCCTAACGAGAGCGAGCGTAGGATTGTCCTCGCTAACTAGCCTTAGTTGGTTTGTTCTGAATTCTGATTCGATGATTGTACGCAATGCTTTTGATTGCTCTTGAAGCTTGGCGATTTTGGATTCAATTACCTTGCGTTGAGAATACGCTTGGAACGGCGAGAGCTCCAATAGTGGCGACTCAATAGCAGTAGCGATAGTGCGATTGCGTTTGATTTTCATTGCTAGGGTATCCTTACATGAGAGAGAGAGAGAGAAACTAAGAGAGTAGCTTAGCCATAGAGTAACGATAGAACTATTCGGTGATAGATAGCGGGCACAGACTATGCGAGACCGCCAGCGTAACGTGACTAGCTCCAATCAAGTCGCATAGCATTAGATCGGCGATTGTACGCGAGACGCGAGCCACGCGAATAAATCTGCGAGTCGAGAATCCAAGTCTATCGGCAATTAAGTTAATTGCGTCGAGACCGTCTCGCGAGAAATAGGATAGCGGGCTATTTAATAGCTCACTAGGACCAAGTAATGAGTTGAGAATCCTGCCGGGATTGCGGTTAGTCTGGCGTATGCGAGACCGCAATACCCTTAGCAAGAATTGCCTAGACTGATTCTCAATGGCGGGTAGGAAACGCTCCTCGCTAGGTAACTTATGTAGGACCGCAAATAGGTCGATGCGGTCTAGTATCGGCCCGCTAATCTTACCTTGATAGCGAGCGATGGATTCTGGGGAGCATATGCAACTATCATTGCCGAGAGTCGAGCTAGTGCTAGACCGTCCTACGCTGGCGTTACCGCATAGGCAAGGATTCATCGCGGCTAGTAGCAAGGTACGGCAAGGATAGGTTATTGCTGCTCCCCCGCGAGATACTACTAGCTCCCCTGATTCTAGGGGACTACGCATCGCGTCGATTAGCTTGCGGTCGAATTGCGGGAGTTCATCGATGAACAACGCTCCCGCGTGAGCTAGGGCTAGCTCCCCAGCGTAGATACTGCCGAGAGACCTACCGCCCCCTAATAGGCTCGCTAGCGTGATTGTAGGACCGATAGACCGGTATGGCCTAGAACTAGGCAATGGTAAGTTACTAGCCCGATATGCTTCGCGTAGCTCCCCTGATTCGATGCTAGATAGTGGCGGAAGGAAACTGGGGAGCGTAGACGCGAGAAACGATTTACCCTCCCCTGGCGGTCCTATCATTAGCAAGTTATGCGAGCCACTAGCGGCAATCAGTAGCGATTGCTTCGCGGCTACTTGCCCACGAACTAGGCCGATACATGGTGCCGAGCTAATGCGGGAACTATTAGCAGTAGCTATTGGCGATTGCTTGTGATTAGGAAATATCGTATTGAGAATTGAAGTAAGCATTTTGGATATCCTTATATAGATATTAGTTGGGGAGTTCGTTTCCTGGGGAGTAAAGCCTAGTCGGCTATGTCATTCTCAGTTATGTCGCAATACTTGTCGTCGGTCTCAATTGCGGTCTCGTCATCGGCAATCGTATCGCGAAACTGTTTTGCCAAGTCGCTCATGTAGAGTTCATCGCCTTGCGAGTAGTATCCTGATTCGGTCTCATGCTTGTCATAAATGGTTTGTATATCCGCATAGCGTGATTTAACTTGCCGATACTTAGTAGGGAGCAAGTTAGCATCATACTCGCTAGCCGAACCATAACCGGGCAATCTACCTTGCGAGAATCCAGCAAGCTTGCGAGAGAGACCGCAATCGTCGCTCGTTACCTTGCCGCTATAGGAATAACGGTAAACGGGAGTCGCGAAGCAATTGCTATTGGAGTAGCATCCATCGGGCATGCTAGTCCATTGTCCAGCGTAGGCTACCTTGCCGCCCGGTAGAGTAAGCAGCAAACGATTGGAGCCAGCGAGGAGCTTGATAGGTCGCCAAGCATCGCGTAGCTTGCTGCCAGATTGAACTAGCTTCGCCATTGCTGCGGCTACTTGTGCCGTATCGCTCTCGTCATTAGCCCCGGTATCTATGCCACTAAAAATGCCATTGTGGAATAGATAACTATCGTTGTGGATTGAAAATGGGTGGCAATTCTCAATTGCCGCTCCGCCATGCGTTGCGAATCTAAAATGAACTACTAGCCGCGTTACGTTAGGCAACGCATCTAATGCTGATATACGTTTGCGGCATTGCTTCCAGCTAGCCGATACGCTCCGCCATACTTGCCATTGGCCTAGCTTAGAATTGAACCAACTAACGCCAGTTCCGTCGGGGTTAGACCGGTAGGCGTTAGCGAGCGATTGCCAATCAATCTTGGCCGTATGCTTTGCCGAGTCGCGATAGTAGATGAGACACATGATAGGTTTCCTTACTTAGATTGTTGAGAGAGAGCTAAATCGGATATTGAGATACAGTTAAGGGTAAAGTAGTTGGTTGTGATAGCGTCTAGGCGGATTCTGATAATGGTAAGTCGCTAGCCGATTACGACTCAAATAGCGGATAGCTACTTGGAGCTAGCGGATAGTTAGCCGCATAGCGTTCGATTGCTTCGCCACGATGCGTAAGGTAGGCCGCGATTGCTAGCCTACGCTCATCAGATGCGTCTACGTGATGCAAGAGCCAATCTATAAATCGACCGCTAGTGAGTTCTGCGGCGGTCGATGCGGTCTCGCAGTAGGTAGCGATTAGCGAGACCAGTGAGACGCAAGCGCGAAGAGTTCTAGGCAAGAGCGAACCCCGGAACCCCCTGAATTCTAGATGCGTTGCGTGTCGCGTATTAACTATCTCGTATTTCTCACGCGATGATAAATCGGGTCTCGCGATAAACGCATTACAAGCTTTTTCAGGCTTAATTTGGCAATACGATAAGTTACGGTAATCGCGTCTCGTAAATTGACGCAAAAACTGATAATTCTCCCCGCTATTCCAAAATACGATGATTCTAGCTTGAAGAGCGCTAGAGAATTGAGACCGGTCTAGGCCGATATGTAGGCCGCAAGAGTCGCCTTTGTGTGATAGGCCAGAATAGGATTGTCGAGCTAGGTTAGCGGCGGTCTCAAGGATAGCGAGCAATTCCGATTGCGTACCGTGGCCGGTAACTACTTCCACGCCGGAATCAGAATCAAGGCTACCGTCTCTCTTACAATGGCATAGCTTAGCCGCGTAGAGTTCGCGTAGGCTCTTCGCGTATTCATTGCGGTCAGATACTTCGAGTTCTAGTTCTGCGCCTAGTACATGGCTTGCTACGCGATTAGCGGGGAGTTCGCCAAGCGCACCGCATAGCGTTGTGGAGTAGTCCAGCACTAGCGAGCAATGACGACAATCACAATCGTCCCCGTGGCAAGAGTCGCAATCGCAATCGCTACATGGCGAGGTACGATATTCTGATTCGCTATCGCAGTAATGAGCGTAATCACCGCAACAAGAGTCGCACCATGTATTTTCATTGCCGCGATTGCCCGTAACGGTATGCGTATCATCATGCGAGACCGTCTCGCCACAACGGTCGCAAGTAGTAAACTGCTCTTCATAGCAACTACGGCAGTAGTTACTATCGTCCACGTAGAATGAATCATCTCTACGGATTGTATTGTTGCAAGAGTCGCAATACGTAGCGTTATCGTCTCGGCAATCATTGCACAAGCAATCGCCAGAATTATCGTCGAGTGTTGTCAATTCATCTGGCATTGTCCAACAATTGCAATCGCTACATTGCTCGCAATCATTGTTGCGTAACGTATCAGTTAGTCGCGACGATAACCGATTGTGGATTCTTATGTCGGATTGCGTGATATCGCGGAGCGTATCGAGAAAATCGGATAAGTCTAGCTCATTAGCTTCAATCTGGCGGAGTTCGCTAGCGAGTCGGTCGCCACGCGATTGCAATTGTTGCGAGAGTCGATGCGCATTGTCTGGCGTGTTGCTGCGGTACAATCGCTCGCGTCTAGTCGATAGCGACTCTCGCGTAATAGTCCTGTCGAGTCGGTCGGTAGAACTATAGCGGGAATAGATCGGCATTGCTTGGTATCCTTACATGAGAGAATTGAGAGATAGAGCTAAGATAGGACTAGGCCGCGATGGATTCGACTCGGCATGGCCCGATTGTAAACGATTGTACTGAGTTCGCTAGTCGGCGAGAGTAGTAGACTTTCCCAATTACTCCCGCATATCCTGCCTTAGCGATAGCCTTAGCGATTGCTTGGATTCGACTCTCGCTATCGGCAGCATATCGGCAATAGCAAGCTAGGTTAATGTAGCGAGTCGCGGTCCGAATTGTGATGTAAAGGCGACGATAGGAAGAGCGAGACACTAGGTAAAACTTGCTCATTACTTGGTTTCCTTACTTGAGAGATAGTGGTTTGCCATAGCGTTATTCGCTACGGCCTACGGCCTAGCATAATCCTTATCGGCCCTAGTGCAATGCGATTGCTAACCTATTCCTAGAATAAAACAAGAAAACCTAAGAATAGTCCTAGTTGAGACTAAGTATCAATAAGGCATTGCGGCATGGGAGTTGCTGCTAATTGGATATCAAGGTATAGATACCTAGATATAAGTAGACCTGGAGGTCCGTGTTAAGATAGGGGGTTTGGGCACTCTAGGGGCTCTGCGGGGTTTAGGGGGTCTGGAGAACTTAGGGGGTTTAGCGACTCTGGGGTATCTGCCTCGCACAGCCCTGGTTTTCAAAAAATTAAAAAAAATTTCTCGGTTAAAAATTTCTTGATATATGCAAAATAACCGAAATGAAAATAACCTTAGCCTAATCGCAATAACCTAGAGCCTGAGATGCAGGCAGCGTAGAGAGAGGCTGAGAGATCAGCCTAGTGAGATATACCCTAAGGATCGTGAAATGAATTCGGGATTGAATTCAATCGGATAGATGCTTAGGGAGGGGGGGTAGAGGGAGGGGGGGTAGTCGAACTGGAGGGGGGGATAGCCGCTCCCCAAGCAATGCAGACAGGCGTACCCGTAGCCCAGAGCATGAGGGGACTGGTTGCTAGTGAGCTTACCAGTACCGCAGCAATGAGAACACATCAGGGATAGGACTAGGGCATCCATACCCAAGTCTTATACCTAGATAGATATCCAGTCAACTAACCCGAAAGAGTTACGGGAATAGGCAGGGGGAAGAGTTTCCTGGGAAGAGAAGCCTAGTACTTAGCCTCATCACGGATTGAATCGAGCTTGGCCTTGAGCATGTCTACCAGTTCTTGTAACTCAGCATTAGCCTCTTCCAGCTCACGGGCATCTGCTTGAGCACTTTTGTAGCACTCCTCAAAGGAGTCACGATCCTTAGCGATATCATCAATCTCACATTCGTAAGCCTTGCACTGAGAGCATTCAGTCGTGTGATGGGCTCTAGAGACGGCCATGATTACCCCTCCCTAACTTTGGACAGTTTCATCACATCCTCTGGGAAGAAGATGCGAACGCCTCTACCGCCTAGTTCCCGCTTGGAGAGTTTGCCGATGCCGTACTTCTTAGCTGTACGCTGGACTGAAGTGCGGCTTGTATTGAAAGCAACGGCTAACTCTTCAGAGAGATAGTAGGACTTACGGGGAAGTCCAAACCGCTGTTCTAAGTGTTTGCTGATTGAGAGAGCTTCGTCATAGACTTGGTGATCTTCTTGGCTCTCCGTCGATCTCTCATCTTCTGTAGACATACTTCACAGTGTCCGTAATCAAGATTCTCCCTAGGTCTCGTACATGAGAGGCAGAGACCTAGAGAGAGTTTCTTGAGCCTGTACCGCTCATACTTCGTTAGCCCATCCTTGGGCATCATCCACGGCTTCCTACCTCGCTCAGCCATGATTAACTAGCCCTTGCTCGCAGCCAGACGAGCCAAGGCCATATTGTGCATTCGCACGGCCTGATCAATGAAGTCAGGAGCGTAGGCGTTGAATTCAGTCTCGCTGTACGCCACGCCTGAGATTGGGTTGCGTAAGGCACCGATGCAGGCACCAAGGAGGAGTGGCTCGACGTAGCCCATATCCTCTTGGCTCAGGAGAGCACCTGACTGACTCTCTTGAGAGTTGCCTAGGCCGTCCAACTGCTCTTCTAGTGATGCGACTCGGGCTTTCAGAGCCTTGTTCTCTTCTTCCAGATCAGCCTTAGTGGGATTACTCATACTCGTCTTTTCCAATCATGTAGGGGGGAGGGGTTGGGATTACCTTGAGCCGCTTCGTGCAGTTCCTTACGCGATATCTTGTAGCCCTTAGGAGCTTCTAAGCAGACAGAGACCTTAGCTGCTCGATTGCCCCTAGGACCTTGGATATCTCCAATCGCTATCCAGACTTCTTCTCCTGTAGCTTCGTTGATGATGACTAACGATTCATTCGCATGGCGGTGTATCTGGAGCATCTTGATCCTGTGTTGCTTTGAATTTTTGGGACCGTGGATTTACCGTATCTTCAGGGCATACGCAGATAGCAAAGTCACAAGCAATACAAAATCCAATCCCCTTGTGTGGGCAGATTGTGGAGCAATACTCATCGTTGTACCGTCGTCCACAATCATCGCAGATTCTTCTCATAAGACCTTCTTTAACCACTGAGAGAGTTGCTGTGCTTGCTTACGGCTAAGGGAGATGGGATAGCCCGGCAGTTGCATGATCAGTACTTCGTCGCCCTTAGTGCCTAACAATGTGTTGCGAGATCGGGCGGCACACATGGTACGCAAGTGGTCCTTCAGGTCGATCTCACCAGGGATGACTCGCATATCATCCCAGACGTAATCTTGTGAGCATTGAGCGATGCTGGGTGATGCTCCTGCTCCGCTGGTAATGGCTAGACCGCTGTGCAGCTCATCCACGGGCCTGGGAGCTGCATTAGGCAGGTCCTTGCTCCTGCCTCTAGTTAGTCGCTTGGCCATACTAACGTACTTTCACTTCGTTGCTACAGCGTGGGCACGGGATAAACTCAAAGGAATCTGAACTACCGTCATAATCCTTATAGTGCCTAATCTGCACATCGATTGGCAGATATCGTAGCTTCACGCCACACTTGAAGCATACAGCTTCTTTAACTACTCGCGGATCAGGTTCCTCACTGATAATCTCGATTGCCATTATGCTTCCTTACTTAGTTCGGTGGTTGTAGTATCCTGACCCTGATTGGTGGATTGCTCGTCGAAGGCTTGCCTGAGGGCTGGGTCGAGTTTGATGAGCCCGATGCTCTCCCAGACTTCGAGTGCTTCAAGCTCTTGCTGTGGAGTAAGACTGAGGCTACTAACTTGCTGTGTGCCAGCTCCCTTGCGAACAGAGACTTGACCACCGCCTTGAACTGAGGACTGTTGACTATCTCCTCCATCTTCAGAGCCATCTAGCTCCCCTTCTTCGTTAGAGGTATTCGGTTGGACGATGAAGGAGGCGTCCAGGACTTCAGTAGGGTCATTGCCGCTATCCGGCCCTGACAGAGAGAGAACGTTTGAGCCTGGAGCTGCTCCGCTGGGGAGACGCTTATTGGGATCGGGTTTGCTCCAAGGCCCTCCAAAAATCCTTCCAGGTCCTTTGGCAAGCCAGTTAGCGGGAGATTGCTCAGCGATAGACCGCTCACAATCGGCTGTCTTACTGGCAATGGCTCGTCGTACATCCTTGTGCAATCTGGAGAAGTAGGTGTCCTTTCCGTCTCGCTCATCACAAGCTCCTTTGTAAGCCCAATTGTGGAAGGTGCTCTCGTTCCAGCCTACGCAAGTGCAGGCGACGTTGATGCTGACGCCTGAGCCTAATAGGGAGATGAATTGCTGGTAGATAGCCGGGTAGAAATTGACTGTATCTTCCAGGATACATCGACGGCCTTTACGCTCTGGAATCTCCGGTAATGGCTTCCTGTTGTCAGTTGGCAGCAGAGTTTCCCAGCCGCCTGGGAAGGGAGACGAGAGAGGCGTATTAGACGCATCACCTGATTCATTCTGGGTATCCTTTCGGGTATCGTCGTCTGATTGCTCTAGATCAGCGTCTATATCGGATTTGTTAGGCTTATTTACCGATTTACCAGACTTGGCTTTACCATTCTTACCCTTACTGCTGAAGGGATTTTTTCCTGGAGAAGAAGTACCATTGACGCGAGAGAACTTGGCCTTGGCTGAGCGGCTCTTGGGTGAAGCAGCCTTGCTTTTCTTACGACCTGTATTTTCTAGTTTGTTGCTTTCCATGTGGGGAGTGTACTCACGCCAATCTGCTCAGGTCAATACAGACGTGAGATACACCCCACAGACGGTGAAAAGAATTACCGCTTGGCTAGCTCTTCTAGTCTGCGGATCAGCCTCTCGTTGCACTTGATCGTGGCTAGATGAATGGCAACCGAGAATACATCTGGGTAGAAGTCGTCGGCCCTATGCTCCATGAGATTGGCCATACAGTCTACGAGAGCGTGGAACGCAGAATCATTCTGGTATCGTTGGATGGCCAGCTTCTCTTGGTCCTCAGTAAACATTGGTATCCTTTCGTGAGAGGGAAAGAAAAGAGCCGGACGACTAGGGGTAAGAACCAAGAGGCAGCTTGTTCACAGATGCCTGCCCTATGCGTCGTCCGGCTCTCATTCACAGATGCTTATTCGCCGGTGCCTCTTCTGCTTGCTGACTAGACCGGATCGGGGACCGGGTTCTCGGGATCAGCAGCCAGAGATTCAAGCTGAGCTTGCAAGGCCGTTAGTTGGGCCTTCACGTCATTGGTCTCGCTCTCGGTCAGGCCGGGAGCATTGAGACGGGCGACGAGATCAGCAATCTTCGCAGCAATCGTGTTGGTCGATTCATTGATTCGAGCCAACACTTCGTCAACAGCCGCCTTGGTAGCGGCATCTCCAAACTTCGCCATTTCCAACTCCTCCAAAACTCGCTCCTGAGATGCCGATATGCTGTCGAGTTTAGCCAGCACATCGGTAAGGTCAACATTCACGTTGAGGGTGACGGGACCTGTAAAGTCAAACATCCTAATCCCTAATCGTTAAGACTGCTTGACGGCAGCCTTCTTCTTCACCGCCTTCTTCGCTGCCTTCTTCTTGGCAGGAGCCTTAGCCTTGGCGGGAGAGGCGGGCTTCTTCTTGGCTGATTTGTTAGCAGCAGCAACTAGCTTCTTGCTAGGGTTGGGATCAGTGAGAGTCATCAAGCCGGGCTTCTTGGCAACCATCTCCTTCTTGCGTGCAGCGGCATTCAGCTTCATCTGCTCAGCCAAGCCAGGAGGACGTTTGAACTTGGCTTTGTTGATTCTCCAGATGCCGTCTTCGTCCTTCCTAGCACTGGCCTTGAGCTTACCCGTCTTGATCCACATCTGTACGGTCTTCATGGCCACCTTCTCCAGGTGAGCCAATTCAGTGATTGTCCAGGTGGAGGCGTCCTTCTTGCCTCCATCACGCTTCAAGGCAGCTCTAGCAGAGATCGGCACGGGTAACTCCTAAGGAGAACAACAGGGTAGTGTGTATGGTCGGGAGAGAGGATTTACACCCCTATTACTAGAGCTAACTCTAGCGTCCTAAATGTTAAACGACTCCCGATAAGTGGTTGCTAACAGGATTTGAACCTGTCTGGATTAAGGCTCGCTAGACGAGTCTATTCCCGCAATCGTGGCAGCGGAGAATTCACATCCAGTGAGGGTGTCTAGCTCTTCCTCTCGTCATGCGTGACGACCGTAGCAACCAAAGTGACCAGCCATCAGGTAGGTGTAAGACTAGACTAGGAATAAGTACGAGTCAAGCAGAGATTGGGAGGTAAAAGAAAGATTTAGAATTATTTCTAAGAGCCCTTGTTCCTAGCTGGGTATAGGTAACGCTTGCCCTGAGTCTTGCGGTGTCTGATGCGGAGCAGCTTGCCGAAATACAGATCACCGAAACCCTCATCCACCCGCTTCTCAGCACCGAAATGATAGGGGTCTGGATCGTAGTCAAAGCAGAAATATCCCAGTTTCTTGAAGCCCCCTAGGAGGGGGGTATTACGCTCAGGTACGGCAACCCGCAACTCATAAGCCCCTCCCAGAGCGTCTGAGAGCCTCTGTAGCCGCTTATCGGCCCAGGTAGCCAGTAAGGCTTGGTCTGCCCAAGGATCGCTGCACAGGGCCTCGACGGCGACGACAAGCGATTCTGGGTCTTCTGGGGCCTCTGAGTCCCCCAATTCCGAGCAGGTGGGGGGCTCGTCTGGATCGGACTCGTAGAAGGCGTGCAGGAGGATCAGAGCATGGAAGGATTGGCTCAGCCATCCCCGGTGAATCCCCTCCCCAAACTTGCGATCAATCGTCAGGCTCGGGACCCTGCTCCAGAGCAACCATCCCTCTGTCGATGCAGATACATCGTCAACGAATTCGTGCAGCTCCAGATTGGTATAGGGCTGGGGCGAGCTAAGGGACGCCAACCGCATCGCCATCGCAAAATGGTAATCGGTCCTTACGGGTGAATCGTAATAGCCGACTCCTTCATGGGTGACGATAGGCAATGGCATAGTCATACATGGGTAAGACTGTGAAAGGTAATCGAGTGCCTACTTGGCAGAGACCTTGGTGATGCGGCACATCTTGCATTGCGTGCCGTTACAGACTTGGAGATCAGTCCCCAGCCTAGAAGCAATATCAGTCAGAGTCGGGAAGGGGATCGACTGGAGTGTCGTGAGATTCAGGAAATGTTTATCTGGTTCGCTCCAGTAGTACCACGCTCCCTCATACTGGATAGCGTACTCGTATTTAGACTTACCCTTAGCCTGGGAAGATTTTTCCTGGAGAGGAAGCACCTTCGGGCCAGTGCTAGGACCTGGATGCTTCAGCGTGTGATTGCGGAGATTCAGCTCCAGGGCTCTGACGCTCGCTTCTAGCTCATTGATGCGGGCTTCATTCTTCTCAATGCCGTCTTGTGTCTGATCGAAGGCTTTGTTGGCTCGGTCTTCCAGAGACTTCAGATGCTTGTTCAGTTCGTGGAGGGAGGCGACGACTGACTCTTGGAGGTTCTCGAAGTCCTTCTTGCTTATGTATTCGATGGGCTCGACTGCATCTTCTTCGGCTGGGATAGTTTGTGGGGCAGCTTCCCAGTTGGTTAGGTCCTTCTCATGGATCGTGCCATCTCCCCCGCAGGGTTTGCAGGGACTAATGCCGTCGCCAGATTTACCTCTCCCATCGCAATTAGGGCATGTGTCCCCCACCTTAGGTTTGCCATCTGGACTTGGTGTAGGAGATGGGCCGGGACTAGGATTGTTAGACCTTGTGACTTGGGCAATAGCATGAGCAAGTATGGGTTGCTCGTCTTGGTAGGCGACGGCTCTAACGTTGATGATCTTGGATTGATCAGGCGTAGGTCCTGGGGTGGGAGTTGGGCTCGGATTGCAGCCAACGACATGCAAGACAAGCAGCAGGATGGTGACATGATGCAGTTTGTGCATGGATCGGACTAGCCTAAGGGGGAGGCTGGCGGCAGCCTTAGGGAGGAGAGGGCAATCGCTACAGAGAGCTGGGGTAATTAGTCGTTCCATCAGGTAAAGACTCCAGGGACGTGAAAGGGATTGAGATTACGAGCAGGCCATCCATTCGTGCCAGAGTGAGCGTACATATCCCGGTTCTTAACGTCGGACCAGTTAGCCCAGAAGGAACCTTCTGGGATGAGTAGATTACCGGTGTCTGGGTTCACTAGACCCTTGGCAATCCAGTCCTGTTTCTTGGATGCTGGGACGTACTGAGCACTGTCACGAATATCACGGGGACCGCTGTTGAAGCGACCCCAAGAATTCTGTACCAAGACCCACGGCGAGCCATTGATCTTTACGGTCTCGGGTCGATCATCGAAGGCTAGGAAGGCGAGAGCATGAGACCAACTGCCGCTACGGCGACTCCAGCCGTGTTGGTCTCGATCATCGCTCCAGCCTTCACCGCCGCAAGTGCCGATGCCGTAGCCTTCGCCGAGCAGGTCACGACAGGTGTTGGGGTTATCAACCTCAGTGACCGTGCGGATCAGGTGGAGAGATAGCTCACGGCCAACATCTGACGGGGGAGCACTACGGCCCCACTTGCCGGCAAGACTACCACTGTACTTGGTGAGATCGAAGCCCAGTGTTGGGTAGTCTTGGCGGACGACAAGGCCAGCACTCTTCATGGAGACGCGAGCACTCGCCGCACAGCTCCAGCCATCACCGCCATGACCACGATACCAGTAGAAGACTTCGGTAGAGAATGCTCCCTGCTTGATTGCCGTTGCCGAGATTTCCGGCATGATCTCTAGCTTGTTGGTCTGCTCATCAGGCTGAGCTGCATAGACTTCGCAGCCATAGGTGAGCAAGCAGGCGTTCTTCTCATTGTGTGAGACGCAATCGCCGCGAGCTTGAGCAGCACCGGGCCAGCAACCAGGGAGCTGCTCAGCCACATAGACGTAGGGCGTGATCAGCTTGCCAGCGTGACTACCTGAGTAGCCATAGGCCATCGTGGCGTCAGCACCATTGACGATACCGCCCGCAGCAATGATCTCTTCCCGCAGTTGTTCGCGGGCTTCAGGGTCGTAATAACAACCCCGAAACTTGCCCTTATACAACTCGATTACCTTGTTGATAGGTAAGTCGTAGGCGTCTTCGGGCCACTCTTGAAACACATCCAATATGGGCATGGGATGACTCCCTTCAACCGTGAAATGAATTAGGCAAGCAAGTTACTTAGGAGTCACTACTGAGTCAGCATAAGCCCTGAAGCATTCATGGGAGATCAGGTTGAATGCTTCCTTGGCGGCATTGCCAGCAACAGGCGTCCAGGCTTCAGCCTTGACCGTCGTGCCATCAGCTAAGCCAGCAGCCGTGAAGACAGCCACGATAGGATCGTTAGTCAGCTTGTGAGAATACTTGCCAGCGATAGCGTGCTTGGCCAGTAAGACCTGCATCGCTGAAGTGTAGGCTTGTTGGAATTCTTGAGTCGTTCGCAGCGTCCCATCAGTAGCAATCAGGTTAGCCCACGCTGCATAAGCTCGGGCTAGCTTCAGGGCATCCTCAGGGTGGCCCTTGAGTGCTGCATACAACGGAGCAGCAGAGGATAGATAGCTAGGATTAGGAACAGGAGCGAGTTGCTCAGGGGGATCGACGACTATCTTGAGAGTAGTACCAGGAACAATAGGGCCAGGAACAGGACTGGGATTAGGACCAGGACTAGGATCAGGAGCAGGGAGAGGGCTAGGGGCAGGAGTTGGGGGAGTCGGGTCCTTGCCTTCTTGGTAGCCATTCCACATCAACAGGAGACCTGCTCCCATCACGATAGTCTTGATCAGTTCCATAGATAATGCCTGGGAAGTTTTTCCTGGGAAGAAAGATAGATGCAGCTCTACGTTGACGCTTGCATTGGGTGGAGTTTGGGGGCGGTCATCCATGTGGCTGAGTGCTCGTACATATGTTGGCCCACCGCACCGGCGAGCTGTACGCCAGTCTCGTCTTGGTGGCGAGCGAAGAAAGCCATCAGGGGAGTGACGACTTGATGGACGGCGAGGGGGGTATCAATCTGGATACCAGCAGGGGAAGGAGCCGTATCAGGTACGTCATGCTTGGGACCAACCACGCTCTTCCATGCAGAACCTATCTTAGTGATGCCTTGCTTAATCCAACCCCTTGCTTTCTCGTTAGAGATGAGAATAGGAGCCAGGAAGACGGTAGCCCCTATCGCCATCTTTGCATTAGGGGATACATCAGTCAGGAATTCAAGCATCGAAGTGGGCCTTATGAAAATGGGCCGTGCAGCTAGGGACGACTTGGGAGAGGGGCACTTCTCCTACACCTAGCTGCACGGCTTTACGAGATTGGATTGGATATGTGCCCAATTTTTTCCGCTCACGATGCTCGATATACAACCTCTGGATACGCCAAAGCTCTTGGCAATTTTTCTGTATGAAACGTTTTGTTTGTGGAGCTTTCTGATTTTAATCACTTCAGACTTAGTGAGTATCGCCTTGTGGTGTTTTTCGCCTCTATGAAATTTATGGAGACCACTACTCACAGCATGTTGGCTATTTTCTTTGGGTGTTACCCACCGCAAATTATCTACGTTATTATTTGCCTTGTTCCCATCTATGTGATGGCACTCCATGCCTTTAGGGCATGGGCCTAGAAAGGCCCTAGCTACAACTAGGTGTACGCAGATGCTATTTTTGGTTTTATTCCCGTATACAACTATTTGTGGATAGCCTCCTCTATTGGTACACGGTCTGAGAATGAGTCCCGGCCTTCTTAGTGATCGAATCCTACCTCTGTCACTTACTAGGTAAAAAGATTCATAACCCTTAACTGGCAACCATTCTTCTGGTAACATACTGATTGCCTGATCCTCTCAACAGGGTTTGGCAATAAAGCCCTAGCAATGGTAGGCCATTGCTAGGGTCTTTTATTTACTTGGTTTTCTTTGGTGACTTCTCAGCAAACTCAGTTGAAGATTTTTTGTTGATCCAACCTAGTTGCTTCAGCAACGCGAGCAGGACCGGGATCATCTGGATGATGACGAGAATGCCCGCATTGCCGGCTTCGTCTTCATCAGCCGTCGAACCGTAGTGACCGTTCTCGGTGCGAAGGTCTTCCAGAGCAGCAGCCATCTCCTGCATCTGCTCAGGCTTGACTTCTTTGGCCACGCTGCCGAAACCGGTAGCATGATCAGTGTCTTCGCCGAGCAGAGTCTTCTGAGCAAAGCCCTGGACGTTCCAGAAACAATGCCCGAACTGAGCCTTCTTCTCAGCCAGCTTTCGCTCACGAATGATCGAAGTGACTGTCATTACACACTCCAGCGGGAGTGTGGACGGGTAGGAAACCATAGAGCTTCTCCTAAGGACTGACGCAAGGAATAGTAATAGGGGTCTCACCCCTAACGCAAGACTAAGTTGGCGAATCCGTCTAGCGACGGCGAGCTTTCTTCTTGACTGTCTTTCTTGGCGTTCGATTTGCAGGCTTCTTCTTTGCAACCTTCTTCTTCGTTGATCTTCGAGCAAGGGGCAGAGCTTGGACTTTTCGCTTGGGCTTCTCATTGATCTTCGCCTGATCGAATAGCTCCTGCATCATAGGAGTCAGAAACCATTTACGAGCTGGTTGTCCTCTTCGCTCACTCTTCTCAGCATCCTTGCCGACAGTTTCGTAGCTGACGGCTGCTAGCTCGAATAAATCTTCCAAGCAACGTTGGATCGTGGCACTCTTGACCGGACGATCCATGTCCTTGGTCTTGAGCATGATCTCATCTCGCAACGCCCCCTTGGGGAAGGACGAGAGAGCTAAGAGTATATCAGCGTGCCAACCGTCGCAAGTATCCAGAGCCATCTGTTTGCAGATACCATAGCAACGTTCATCGACGGCATCTAAGTCAAAGACGAAGGCCAATGACTGAGCTGTGTGGATGAGCTGCTTCATCATGCGAGTAGCGACAGTCGGAGAGGGCCGACGTAGCAGCTCGCCTTGCTTGCGATGGACGATAGCGGAAGTGATACAGGATATCTGGGAAGCGGCAATCAATCGCTCCTCAATGTCCTTAGGCATGGCAGGCGTCTTGGTATGTGTGAGCTTCTTGTGCTCAATGAAAGCATTGGCAAACTCACGCAAGATCAGCTCAGGGACAGTCCCCTCTAGGGTGTTCTTCGCCGCCGACTGAATGTGCTGGAGGATACCGGTATTGCCTCTGAAGATTTTGAACTTCAGAGTCCGTTCACCAACAGCCGTGCGATTCTGGAGATAGATATCATCAGTCACGCCAGAGATGAATGTGAAGTGGCAAGTCTCATGGCCACTACCAGGCTCGGGATAGACGCGACCATTGCCGATGCCTGACGCCCCGCCAAAGCGACCATCGAAGGCAGCACGCATCGTGCCGTGGATGATCTCTTGATCACCAGACGGGAGACGCATCACCACCGTCCAGTCCTTCATCGCCAGCGTCTTACCGATCACCTTGGGCAGGAGGCTAGGGTCAGACCCATCAGGGGTCTTATACATAGATACCAGTGAGTTGGCTGTCATCTTGTCGAGTGGTACGACGAGATCATTATCACTCACGGTCTCGATGATCAAAGTCTTACCTGAGTTATGGACTACAAAACCATTAGCAATGAAGTTGTGGGGGTGGTCTACGCAGATATCGTATGTATGCTTCTTGCCAATCTTCTTGATAGATTGAATACCTACTAATCCAGTTTGATAGAGAACATGGTGAGCAAACTTGTGTTTGCCGTTATGTTCCTTGCTGTCATCACAGACTTCCAGGTTATCCAAGTCGTTGTTAAAAGGGTTTTCATCTTTATGGTGGACAGGCTTAGCTGGATCAAGGTACTTGAATCTTGCCGCCGTCGTTGGGGCATTACGAAGTATCCCGATAAACTCATCAAGACTTACTCCATTCATGGCTGCCTCAATCACTAGACGATGCCTGAGGACGCAATGAATAGCTTTACGTTTGTTGGGGTGGTAGTGGAGACCTTGAATGTATTGGTAGCAAGGTTTTTTTCTCTTCTTGGCATTCTTACCCTGCCCAGTATTAACATAAACACGATCCCCGACATTCAGGTCTTCTAATCTCTCCCAACCAGCTTCGCCAAAGAATCTATGATCTTTAGTAGCTTCAATCTGACGACCATCATTCAGAGTAACTAGGTAAACCACTTTCTTACCTGAATCAACGACATCCCTCAGTTCACAGAGACGGATACAACCATCCTCTTCGCTACGGTACTGTATCGTAGTTGGGATATTCTCATTCCACTTTCTATGGTTTGATTCACCCCCATGAAACTTGTGATACAGATGATCCAACCTGATTGGGAAAGTTTTACCTCCCCGATTGATAAGGACTTCAGTATTGCCTGACAGACATCCAGGAGGGCCGACTAAGAATGTCCAGATCGGACAGTAAGGGTCATCTAGGATCACGTTGGACAGGACCACGGCAAAGGCGAGAGCTAGGCCGTTCTCCATATCCTGATTGAAGTGAATATGCTTCTTGAAGTCCTTGACTACATCGGTGAATTTCTCGCGGACTACGCCACATGATTTCTCATCGTGCAGCGGCAGCATATCGAACATCTGAAGCAGCTCAGAGTTGCCCTTGATGTTCTTGCCTAGGGACCTGATGACGTAATCCCTGATATCAAACTTCTCAGGGTAAGAGTCAGGCCATGTGATCGAATGCAGCTCTCGGCAACGAGTGTGCTTGCGAAGAATGTCACAAGCCTTCTTCTGGCCGGCAACTCCCCGCTCATCGTTGTCATAGGCTAAGAAGACCTTCTTGTCCGCAAAGTGTTCAGCCCATTCAGGCTTGAAGGTATCGGCACCGGGGACGCCCACGATGGAGTAGTCTTTGGCTTTAGCTTGGTAGAGGAAATACTCCAGGGCTACAACGTCGTGTTGGCCTTCACAGATGAAGATCGTATGCGAGTCGTCGAGTCGCTCCAGGTTATAGAGATGGGCAGCACAGCCGCCCGTGTTGTAGATGATGTTGGTATCGGGGACCCAGTAGGGCAGGTTGACCATCGAGCCCTTACGATTGCGAGTCGGGATCAACCATCGCTTGAGTGTCTTGTCATAGGCCCACTCAGCCATCTTGAAGGCTTCTACCGGTAGTGAGCGTTGCTTAGCGAGAATCTTGTAGTGAGCCAGCGAAGTCTCGTCATAGCACTGATCGTAGTAGAGCTGGAGGAAGGTGTACTTATTGCCAGACTTCCCGCATGACCAGCACTTAAACATACCGCCCTTGGTACTTGGCTTACCGTCCTCCCCCAGGCCCTTACCCTCATTCACTGTGAAGGCATTGTCTTGGCAGAATGGGCAGAGAGCCTTTGACTCTCCATCCTTAGATTCATGGAAATGGACGCCATGAGACTTGTAGGTCTTTAAGTCCTTGTTGTCCTCTTCGGATATCTCCTGCTGAAGTTTTTCCTGGGAAGAAAGCTGTGCCTTGCCATTGGCCTCGACCGCGTCACGGATCGACTGCTTGGCCTTACGCTCATCACGCTTCTGACGACCGATAGAGGGGACGCCCTTGGAAGAGCGTGCGAATCTGTTGGGCATATACCTACCTAATGGTGAAATGAATTACTTGATGAATCGTTCGTCTAACTTCTTGAGTATAGCTGCCTCTATCTCTTTCCCTGTCCAGCCCTTTCGTTGGGCGTAATGAATTAGGCAGGCAAAAGTATCAGCCAACTCCTCGATGTCATCAGGGCTGTCTTTCAGTTCAAGCAGTTCTGCTCTTGCTCCTAGCAGTATGTTGTAGTTGGATATCTCTTGTAGTCTGAAGCCCTTTCTATGAAGTGCATTAAGGGCTACTAGTTGGGCAATCTTCGTCCAAGCAGATTGGAACATAATTAAGCAACCTTCTTCGGCTTAGGACGGATAGACCTAGGGGTGACTAAGACTTCTTCGCCTTGACCCCAGTTAGACTCAATACGCTCGCATGAGACTGGCGTAGTGATGCCCATATCTCGACCGGCTTGTTCCATCGCCTGCATCACCTTGTAGACCGCCAGAGGCGTGTGCGAGCGATGATCCTTGCTGAAGCTGACGATCAGTTCATCGTGAATCTGGAGACGTAGGCAAGAGTTGATCCAGTCAACCAAACCCTGCTGATGAATCTTGACCATCGCATTCTTGATAATGCGTCCAGCCGTACCCTGCACCTTATAGGAGACGACTTTGTAAGGAGCGTCGGCAGGAACGTCAAGCCGGTAGCCGTCTACCGTCGTCGTGAAGCGATCTCGCTTCGCCTGAGCGATCATGTCCTGCATGAAGTCATGCACATTCGGGAACAGACCTGCGAACATCTCGTAGGCGTTGCTGATGCCGGCAGTCAAGTTCACGCGGAAGGGACTCGCTCCGAAGATAATGGCGAAGTTAGTGTTCTTGGCAATGCGGCGTTCTTGCTTAGTGATCTGATCCTTCGGCTTCTTGAAGATGCGCATAGCGACGTACTCATGGAAGTCATAGCCGTCATCAAGTGCTTGGATCAGCGACTTCTCTTGTGAGACTGAGGCGAAGATTCTTAGCTCTAGCTGAGAGTAGTCGATGGCGTACCAGATATCCCCTGGTAATGGTGAAAAGATATCACGGACTCGGGGACCAACCAACTCCTGACCGGCAACGTCAATCGTTGCGACTTTGCTAATGTTCTGGCCATTGGGATTGGAACTACTGAAGCGAGTCGTGTTCTGAGCCCCCGTCTGATTGAGATTAGGGTATAGCTTGATGTGAGAGGGGTAGTCAGCATCGGGGATGCCATAGGACTGGTACGAGATCAACGACTCGGTAGCCTTGCCGTACTTCCGCGAGAGCATCACGTTCTTGAGAAACTTAGCAGTCGGGGGATGGTAATCAGGACTTTTAGGTCTGGATGTAGCTTCTAGCAGCTTCTCCATCGCCTTGGCATCAGTAGAATTCTGACCTGTCTTGGTCTGATGCGGCGGGTCCAGCTCCAACACTTCATAGAGCAGGTACTTCATCTGCTTGGAGCTGTTGACGTTGAATTCAGGTTGTTCAGAGATGCGGCGAGCCCAGCGAGCAGCCTGCTCTTCATGGAACGTCTCTCGCGTCTTCAGCTCTTTGATCTTCTTAACGGCTCTCTGCTTATGGTAGGTGATGCCCTTGGTCTCCATCCGATAGACCACGGGCATGAGCTGACGCTCCTTCTCGTACTGCTCTCTGACGCCTAGCTCCTCCATCAGCTCTTCGTAGAATCGCCACAACAAGATCGTCCGCTCGGTATCCTTACCGGCGTACTTCAGGCAGGTATCGTTCTTAGGATCGACTAGGCGGGGAAGCCAGTAGTCGTAGCCTGTCTGACGCTTACCGGTAGGGTCCTTGCCGAGAGAGACTTCCAGACCGGTAGACTTCGCTTTGCGAGTAGCTTCAGCGACGGCCTTCTTTAGTTCCTGCTCATCATCATCGCCATAGCGAAGATACTTGATGGCTAGGGATTTGAGATTATGTTCATCACTCGAAGAAGTAGCGTGTGAAGCCAAGAGCGTATCATGGAACGTAGGGCAACTTACTAGGAAGCCCAATCCCTCCTTGAGCCAGCTACCGGTATCATCCGTCACCCACTTATCGTCACGAAACTCAAAGTGAATGCCGATCTTGGAGAGAGCCCTAATATCAAACTTGGCATGGTGAAAGACGAGAGTATGCCCAGAGAGATACTTGGCTATCTGATGTTTTTCCTGGGAAGTAAACCTAGGCTGACGAGTCGTAGGGCATACGCTCGTCTCCCAGCACTTCACCACGCCTTCAGGGGTACAAGTAGAGACTAGGAAGGGCTTACACCCGTGGCGTAGCTCCAGGCCCGTCGTCTCGGTGTCCACCGCGAGGAGGGACGAGATAGGTGTAGCCGTTCCACGAGTAATGCGTGTATTCGCAGAGGAGGAGTGAGTCTTTTTGGATGTTGGCTTGGATATATTTGAAGTCTGTTTCGTCTTTAACTGTGAAGACGTTGGCTTTGAAACCTTCGTCAAAACTCTCGTCCGATTCAATCGTGGCATGACCTTCCTTCTCCTCAACAAGCATGGCTTCCAGCAGAATCAGATAGTTGATCGAGTCTCGAATGCGGTGATGAACGTCCTCATTAAGCTGCTTGCGGCCAGAGCGGAAGTAGGTACGGAGTGACTGGATATGTTTGAAGAAGAGAGCCTCCCAGCATTGCCACTGACTGAGTGACGTAAACTGCTCAGCACTCTTGAAGTTGTCCAGACGATCATCGCTTGTCGAGTAGTCTTCGCCCTTCTTGACGAGCATCTCTTTGCACTCGTCGAGTAGGCCCAAGACGACTTCGGTGAATTGGTTGTTGTGCATAACTGTAGAATGGCCGGTGTTTACTCCCCAGGAAAAAATATGCCTAGGGGTCAGGAGTAAGGACTAAGTTACTGTCTGACCCCTAGGCTTGCTCTACCTAACAAAGGCAGAACACCACTTCCCCGGCACGATAGAGAGAGCAGTAGCTAGCTACTACTAGCCAGCTTCCTGTTCTTCACAGATTTCCAGCTTGTCCCACTCGACTCCTGCCCACTCTCCGTCGCCATCGACCTGCTTGAGAGTAGCGACCTTCTTGGCCTTGTTGGAGCTAGAGACCTTGCACTCGATATCCGACCGGTGACGCGGGGGCTTGTACCAGACGAACATCCCCTTCTCGATCTCGTCAGCGGCAGGCTCGTCGCCTTCATCAGCATGAGCCCCGGCACGACCTTCAAAGTCCGTGTTGTCATTCTCGTTGACCCAGGCACCCAACTCTTCCCAGGTCACGGAGTCCGTATCGAAGTCAGCGTCGATCTCGGCAGCGGCATCCAAGAGCTGCTGTTGGGCTTCTTCGTCACCGCCTTCAGCCAGAGTACCAACCTCTTCCCAGGTCAGCTCACCCTCAGGCTCGGGCTCTTCAGCGGGAGCAGCCGCCTTGCCGCGAGTACGGCTACCATTGCCGCCAGCAGCAGTCTTGGGAGCTGAGTCCTTGGCGTCATCATCCAAGTCCAGATCGTCTTCGTTCATCAACTCGTTGTAGTAGGTGTTGAAGAACTCCTTCGCCGGCATCTCCTTGCCGTCCTTGCCCTTCTTCGCTGCGGCCATCTTGCGAGTGACGCCCACGCGAACGCAAGGAGCATTCTTGTTGATCTCCTCCAGCACGCCGCACATCTGGCCCAGCCAGTCATCGCCCCAGTCATCCATCTCGTCCTGAGTGATCTCGGCGATCATCTGCATATCAGCCGACAGGCGATCCCAAGCCTGTTGGTCATCATTGTCCAGGTAGTAATCCTTGTACCAGCTCTTGCCCTTAAACTCACCGGTCACGACCGTATTGCGGAAGCGAACGCGGGGAGTACCGTCCTTGGTCTTATCGGCACTGGCGGTGATCCGGCAGTAGACCGAGGCACCTGAAGGGATATCTGGATACTGGAATCCAGTAGAGGGTTGAGCCTTCTTCGACTCATTGAACCGCTTCACAGCGGCTTTAGACGCTCCCAGCGCCTTCTCGAATTCTGCACTGATGGCAGAGGCTTGCTTAGCCATGACTAACAACTCCTAGATAGGGTAAGTGATACTTAGGTCGAACTGTGAAATGAATTAGCGAGAACGGGTTCTAGCTGGCCGAGCTGGAATACTCTTCACATCGCGGCTAGGACGCGGTGGAACGTAGTCAATGTCTCGCAGCTTGTTGTTGTAGGCATCAAGCAGAGACTTGTACGCAGCCTTGGGAGACGTACCTACCTCAAAGGCTTCCAGCGGAGTACCGTCAGGATCAAGAAACTTGTCGGCGACTCCGCAAGCCGTCCAGTAGATATTGAGCGGTGAGCGAACGATCATGGCTCGTTTACCGTCTCGCCATCCGTAGTAGAACACGAAGTCAGCCATCTCCTGCACGGCCTTGAATGCAGCAGGAGTACAAGTCGGGTCCATCCTCTCGTAATTGACGACAGACTCATCCAGTTCATCTCGCTTCAGACCCTTCCTCTTGATCGTCAGAGGACGAGCCTTGGAGTGAGAGATCAGGATGAGACCCTTGCCCGACTCCTTGATCAGGTAGATGAGACCGCCGAATTCTGTAGCGATCTCATTCCAGATCAGATAGGGACTGGCAGAGCCATCGGGATTGTCTACGCCATGACTACGACATACAAAGTCGTGGCACATGACGTAGAGTCGATCAATCGTGTCGATGGCCAGATTGCTGAACCTGTCGTCTCCCAAGAACAGCTCGACATAGCCCTTCACTTCTTCCCAGTCCTTAGGAACGACCTGGAAGATTTTCAGGTTACGACGACCACGCTCCATCATCATTACGAGCGTGTTGGGAAACTCAGCAGCGAGGCTTGTCTTCCCGATAGCCTTCTCTCCGTGAAAGAAGATAATGCTATCCGATAACTCCTCAGGGGGAGTATTTTCCTGGGAAGGAAGCACTAGCCTACCGTTCCCTTCCGGTTCGGCAGCTCTGGCTCTTGGTCGCCTTGCTGGACGAGCAGGCGGCTTGTCACGTCTAACTACTGGCATAGATAAGCCCCTTAGTAACTGGTAACAGAACACAACGCCTAGTCGCTAGGCGTTGACCAACTCCTTAACGCGAGCTTCGTCGTTGTGCTTCATGCTCACGCCGACAAGGCACTCAGCGGCAGCGACGTAGTAGCAGATCGGGCCAAGCTGGAACTGCATCGCTGGACGCATACCCGTGAAGACCGGATAGACCACATCGCCGGGCAAGAACTTCATCGGGATCAGCTTGCCGTCTTCGTCCTTGACGCCTGGACCGGTGCGAATTACCACGGCACGATCCGGCTCAGTCTGAGCCTTCACACCATCGGGGAGAGCGATACCGCCCTTGGTGACTGTCTGGCTCTCGACCTTGATGAGCAGCCAGTCATTGCACGGCTGGAAGTCCTCTTCAAAGTAGGCAGCCAACCGCTCCAGCTCAGCGAGATGCTCTTGGTTCATCACCATGCCGGCCTGACCTTGCTGAGCACCGATCTTGGCCATTCTGGGACCGGGCTTGTTATTACGATTCTTGTCCATAGATATTACTTGCCTTTACCTGCGTGGAGAAACATTCCCGTCAACAAGGGAATGCCTACGAAAATGAAAATTACTGAGAGCACGAAACACACCTGAGAATCCTTTCAATGGGGTTAATCTTTATCACATCTCCCAAGGGATCATGGTGTAGCCAGGAAAGAGTCTTCTAACTCGGGGAACACTTCCGAACGAATACGATAGGGAGTCATGTTCCCGTTGACTATCACTTGCCACATATCCGCTTTTCCGTACTTTGTTGTTAAAGCTCCTAAGTTGAGTGAGTGAAGTGGAGACGACTCGAATCTTCCCTTTCCCACTGGATTTTTTTTTACGGAGTCCCACCAAGCGACGAACCGACGAAGCAGCGGATCAAGGGTAAGTTGTTGGAACCTATCTATGTCACGCTGGATTAGGTCTACCGTGAACCGTGAAAAGTAATGATCAGGACGCTTCTCTATATCATCCTTCACACGGGATAGATAGGTAGGAGTAGACTCGTCCTTGCGACGGTAAGTGTCTGACCGTCTGATGATGTTGTACTTGACTCGCTTGGGGTACTCGCCGGTGATGAGCTTGGTGACGAAGCAATAGAATAGCGTTTGCATATCCGCCATCAAGCCGTCACGGATTTCTTGCTCGCTGATTCTGCTCTTGGTCTTGGTCTCGAAGATGCCCAGAGCTGGAGTAGCGAGCCCAGGCAGCTTCATTCTGAAGAGACCATCACGCATCCCACGGAGACGGATAGTACGCTCATCAAGCGTGTACGGGATATCAAACTTGCTCTCACGCTCGACCCAGGAGAGCTTACGATCATCCGTCTCCCAGTATTTGCAGTAGGCCGGGAAGGTGATCTCAGCTAACCCACAGAGAAACTCTAGCGTATCAAGCTCATTATTATTAAGTAGGGTCTTGCTCCTCCAGGCACGATACTTATTGGTGATGTTGCGAATGACCTCCAGCGGGGAGCTGCTCTCAAACTGATGTTCCAGACCGTAGTGGATGATGTTGCCGAATTCCAGCGGACCTGAGATTGCCTTGGGGGTGATCCCGTCGATGTACTTCAGGCCAAACTGCTCTTGGCAGTTCTCCCAGACCGACAAGCCAGAGAAGGTGATCCCATTCTCTAGGGTCCACAGAGGCCCTTTGGGCTTCCTGGACGCCCCAGGAGGCTTCTTGGCACCGGCAAGGCCCGAGAACTGGCCTGCTGGCTTAGCCGGCTTCCTACGCCCCACGGGAGCCTTTCTTGGGCCTGCTGGTTTTCGGGCCGTAGATGGCTTGTTTCGGGGTGGCTTTCGTTTGGCCATATAAGTGCTTCTCCAGGGCAGAGACTAATCGCAGCAAAACAGAGTCGAATTTCGATGAGCCAATGCCGCCGTTGCGGAGAATAAAGCTCGGGTGTTCTACATAGACCGTAGGGACCGATTCAAGCCCTGCCGGTATCTTGTAGTGCTTTTCGGCTGAACGCCCCAATAGGATGATTAGCTTGGGGTTGGCAGCCTGGATCGTCAGCTCCAGACGATAAGAGCAGGCGTCAGCTTCCTTCTTCGTAGGAGGCCGGTCCTTGTCTTGATCATTGGTAGGACGGCAAGCCAAGATGTTGGTGATGCCGTAGGTGAATAAGTCGCCGTCATCCAAGCTAGGTTCGACAATGCCCTCATTGATCAGTTCCAACTTACTTGCGGCCAACAAGGCATTCAGGACTTCACCAGCACGACCGACAAAGGGCTCACCAACTAAGTCCTCATCTCGACCGGGAGCTTCGCCGATGAACAGCACATCGCAAGGAATACTGCCACGATAGAAGACGTGGTTGTGAGCAGCAGCACCTAGACCGCAATCGTTGCAGTACTTCCAGTCCTTCTTAACTTGGTAGAGAGGAATGGTTTTCTCCCAAGCTCTTCTTGCAGCACTCATCGGGATTTTTTCCTGGGAAGAGAGTTAGCCACGGCGGGAAGATACTGGCCATCGACGAGAGCTAGGTCTAGTAGGAACAGTGCATCTATCTCGTTATGGTCTCCCTGCTCTCCTTCAACCCACTCACGGTCAGGACACCGCTTCCTAGCTGCCTCTAACATGAAGGCTTTGCTCTGGCCCTTGGGATGCTTGCCTGAACCAGTCGCATGTTTCTTGATTGTGGATTGGTGGTAGTGGCCAATCGTCGTCTGATGCTGATAAGCAAATAGTTCGGTGATGCAGACTAAGCCATTGATGATTCGAGCAGCGTAACCCTGTTGGTGGAGAGCTGACTCATAAACAATGACTCGCGTATGGAGATGATGAACAGTGAGCTGACGAGTGAGCCACTTGTAATAAGTGTTCCAAAGCAGGCCCGGCGAATCTTTGAAGCCTTCATTGATCCAGTAGGTCCCACTTCTACCATCTGTGTGAGCCCAGCCGATGCCTTTGCTGCTCAGGTCTAAGGCGAGTACGCCGACGTAGGGCTTCATGCCAACTTCTCCTTCAGCTTCTTCTTACGCATGGTGTCGTGATCACGCTTGATCTTGGCGATCTCTTCAGGGAGTAAGGGCAGCACGCCTTTGCGGTAGTCCACGATCCGGCCCTTCGCATCGTACCTGAAGGAAACTAGCGTAGGCGGAATTCCCCGCGTGAAGACGCCCCGGTTGTACTTGTACCGGTAGATGCCATTGACCGTCGTGTAGGAGATCGGGGGATTGTTGAGCTTGGCTAAGTTCTTGGCGATCTTCCCCTCAGGAAACTCAGCCTTGACCTTATTCAAGATCATCTCGTCCGTCATCTTGCGATTGGGACCAACCAACTCGTTGGCCTCGAAGAGCGAAGCGAAGTAAGCACAGACGCCCATGCCGGTCACTCTTCCTGATGACTTGTACTTCTTAGGCATAGGGATACATGAGTAGAACTGTGAAATGAATTACCTGCTTGGCCCACAGCTAAGCATAGCTAGGAGCAAGGGGCTGTCAACTAGAAACTAGAAAATTTCTAGAAATGTTAAGATGGGTAGGATTAGGGCCGAGCGGTGATGCCTTGACCGATCAAGGTAGCCGTCTTGTCCCCCCAGTAATGCAGGTCCACATCAATCCTAGGAGCCCCAACGCTGAAATCACATTGATTGGCATTGGGAGGGGGTCTGTGATTCACAGGCCGTTGGGTATGCGTACTATCTACCTCAATCTGGTAGTGCTGGAGTTGGACGGGGGAAGTCCCTGATCCAGCATTCCTGACCCAACCACTAAAGTAGTTGATGGCTTGGGCAATCCAAGCTGGGTCTCGGGTAAAGAAACCGCCTGCTGAGCCAACTTCTAATGTGGCTGCCGAAGGGAAGACTGTGCCGTCCAAGGTGTTACTGGTGAATCCAGCAGCAAAATTAGACAGACCGACAATCTCATTTACTGAGACGCTAATCGTAGCCTGCCACAACCACTCCTTATACCAATCTTCTGGACTTCCTCCTCCAGATATATAATTATCGTAGGTGAGCGAGGGATTCTTTAACCGGTTAGTCCTTACTAGGAACTGGAAGCCACAACCGATATCATCACGAACGCCTAACCAGCTCCCAGCCATTCCACGATTCCAGTCAGGGCTGCCGGTGAAGGAACCATTGTGGAAGATAGCCAGAGCTTCTAAGAGGCCGTCGTCGATCAACTCACGCTCAGGACCATTAACATCAGCTTGAGGCTTGGCAGTTGGGTTGTAGACGCCTGCTGATCGCGTGATGCCTGAGATATTGATTGACGCTGAAGGAGGGATGCCGGCAACCATACCCTCTAAGGTGCAGTCCATGCGGAAGCCGGCACTCCCTGCAACTAGCGGTCCTGAAGCATAACCAGTATTTGAGAGGAGGTAGTCATTGGCCAATGGGCCGTTGCCGCTCACGAAGCCCATCATCATCAGCGGTGAAGCACCGTTAAAGACCCCGCTACCAACTCCAGGTTCCCTTCCTCCATTAATAGCGGTGTACCCTACAACCTCATCAGTGAAAGGGAATGGAGCAGGAGCTTTCTCATGGAAGTTGGGGCAGAAGGTTTCACCACCTGGATACCATCTAGCTCCCTCCTCAACCCCTCCATTGGTGGATGCAAAAGCAGCCGACTTGGAGTAAGTGTAGTAGTTAGGATTAAGATTACGCCACTTATACTCTTGGACAGTCCTACCTAGGTTTATGGAGACCGCACTGGCAACTGTAATGCTAAGCTGATTGGGATTGAGTCCTTCAGCCGCTAGGAGAGCGTCATCTTCTGGACCTCGATATCCACTACCAGAGATGCGAACAAACTCGAAGCTGCTGACGTTAGGCGTAGGAATAAGAAGTCTACGGCTTTTCTGCAATTGGGGACGACCAAAGTTATTGATTTGCTCAAACCCAAAAGCACTTCTTACAACACCCGACTCAGGGATATCGCCTCTATCCGAATCTAGAATGGGGAGCTGCTTCTCCCAGCGATAAATGTAGACGGCATTAGGAGCGTCATTAACAGCTAATGCCCTGAAATGGATTTCAAAAGTAGCTAGACCTGACTCTGTATTGCCAAGAAGGATTGATGCGTTCTGATAGAAGAGCACCACACGATCCACATAGACAGGTCCAGTGTTGCCGGGTCTGGGAAGGCAGATGTCTACGTCGCAGCAGGGAGTAGGAACGTCGCAGAGCTGCGGTTCATCCTCTACGAATCTCAGTTCGCCGTCTAAGAAGATCGGCTCGTACTCATCATCAGCCATAGCTAGGTAGTGCTAGTGTTCTGACAGTCCTTACCGCCCAGCTCGAAGTTACCCTGATCAGGACGATGGAAAAGACCTTGAGCCTTACCCTTGATGTAATTCGTGAAGCCTCTGGGATCAATCCAGTTGTAGACCAACATGATCTCTTCCTGACGATCAGCTAGAGGAATGGCGTCGATATCTGTTCCTGGAGGAAAAGTCTTATCGACCAGCTTGCTGGGACCGATCAAGATCAGCGGCTCATCATAGCTACCTCTGATCTTACTGCCAGAGAGATTTTTGATCTTGACCGTTGTGATGTCTGCAACATTAGCGGGGACTTCTACGCCTTCCTCAGTCTGAACCATCTTCTCTAGTTCAGCCGAGCCCCAATCAGCCTTCTTGCCAGGACCGTTAATCGTGGCAGCAGGTATCTCCTTATCGCACCACGCAAAGGACGTAGGGAACTGTTCGGTGCCTTTGGCGAACCAGAGGACGTACTTAGTGGGATCGCCGACAGGTCCACCGCCGCCTGAAGGAGTCTGATTAACCTTGAAGTCATTGATCGTCTCATCGAAGACGAGCTTCACCTTGGTCTGAGCTGCAACCTTGCCAAAGACCTTCTGACGATCAACGTAGTCTATGGTGTAATCGGGAGTCCCGCCCGTCGTCCCTGAGTCGATCTTCTTGGTCTTGGGCGAGCGGCCATCCCAGTACTTATCAATGATCACCGTGCCCTTGGCTTCAGCACCGGCATTCTCAGGGTCAAGCTCTTCACGGAGCTTACCCTCGACGAAGCGAGCCACATGCTCCATCTCGATGATGACGTGGCCGGGAGGAGAGTTAGGGTTGCCGAATTCATAGTTGTCCAAGACCTTGACGGCAGCTCCTACGAAGCCACGCTGTTCACCATACTTAGGATCAGTCCATGCCTTGTAGCCGGCGAAGCGTTGCCGACCGTCGATGACGTAGATGATATTGGTATTGTCAGGATCGCCATTATCATCCTCAGTAGGTAGAGCTACCCCAAACTCATCAAGCAGGACGGCCTTGACGGCGAAGCTAGTGACAGGCTTGTCTTCGAGCAGCTCAAAGCGGACGACTGAATCACCGCCGACTCCTCCTGAGTTGTCCGTATCCCAGAGCTGGGAGTAATCCTCTCCGAATACGAGAATCTTGTCATCTTTGGAGTAGGCTTTACCGAATGAGTTGCGGGAGAAGATGAAGTCTTCGGTGAGCTGCTCGACGCCAAAGGGAAGACAACCAGCGGGGTTGATCAAGCGGAGCTGCTTAACCTTGATGGTAGGAGTATTCTCCTGCACGTCATTGGCGACCTTGCCGATGGCAGCGACGAGACCCCGCTGAATGACTGGCCTGGGACGGATCAACCACTTGCGGACCTTGACGGAGACGACCTGGGTTCTCGGTCCCCTCCCGATGTCATACCAGACAACTGACTCCAGATATCCGCTAGGTCTTAATTCTAGATTGGGGTCTGAAGCTCTGTTGTAGGTAGCTCCTGGAGAACGGTAGATGAGACCGCTGAAGATTTTTTCCTGGGAAGGAAGCTGATCGAAGTAGTCCTTCTGAGTCGCCCTAAACTTGGGCGGGAGGCTGTTAGGGTCTTGGTTGGTTGGGGGAGTCGCTCCTTCCAACTTGACGCATGGCAACCAGAGATCGAGCTTCTCCCCATTGCCGCCCTCGAAGCCGATGTCGTCATTCACGTCGTAGATTGACGTATGTTGTGACTTAGGCTGAAGGTAGGGGAAGTGTAGAGCTAGCTTCTGAGGGACTTCGTTGAACTTCTCGAAGACGTTCTTGGTGGTTCGGTAGGCATGAGCTTGGAGCAGGGAATTGATATCGCCTTGATTCTGTGCTCCGCTCTTCACCTGGATCAGCTTGTACTCATTGAGACCGGTCCACTCGATTGAGAGGTTGCACCACTGGCAGAGCATCTCCAAGGCGTCACGACGAGTCACATAACGGAAGTCTAAGTCCTGGGGCGTGTAATCTGGATATACAACTCTGATTGTCGTGAGAGGTTCTTCGTTGTCAGGAATCTTGAAGCATTCTTTGAACAGCTCTTCCCAGGTGTAAGGACGATGAGATATTTCACCGGTCTTGGACTGCTCCTCCTTCAATGTGTCTTGGTGGTAGACGAAGGTGCCTGGAGTCGCAGCCGATTGAGGAGGGGTGTAATTCGTTGGGTAATTGAACCGCTTGCCAACTAACTCATTGGCTAGTGAGATACGAGCGTCAGTTACGCGAACTAAGTAGTAGCCTTGATTGGGCTGGGAGGCGGGGGAGGCTTTGCGAGCCCAGTCGATCTGAACCTTGAAGGACTTCTGATAGAGCTGCTTGACCTGAGCAAGTTGGCCGGCAGATAACGGCTTACCCTGTTGGGTTGTAGTAGAGTAGCCGTCAAAGTGGATGATTAACTCTGAATTAGAATCTGGACGATAGGCAGCGTGCGGGACTAATAGATAGCCTTCTGAGGGATCGACGCCACGGCGATGGTGGAAGGCATTGGCTTTGCCTGCCCACTCTTCAGAGCTGGCGTCCATCGGGACGACGCCAGAGGAGAGAGCGTTCAGCTCCCCCATCAAGCTGGCCGGTTCGATGCAGGCGTAGCCATTGAGCTGGAAGTATGGCATAGGTATACCTGCATAACTGTGAAAAGAAAAAACCCTGCTGACCTTGGGAGATCAGCAGGGCTCGACGGGCCTCGTAGCCACCAGTCTCCACTCCCTCTCACAGGAGTTGCCTCAAATTCTACTTACGTTTGACTCGCTTGTTGGTCTTGGCGGTGGACAGCTTCCGTAGATCACGTTGAGTGTTAGCGACGACGGTACGCCGAGTGTGCAGGTTCTTCGCTTTACGAAGACCTTGGCTCAGATAACGACTGATTCTACGTTTGCGTCCAGGCATGGCTACCGACTAGCAAGCAAGGTGGGCGGCTCTCTGAGATACCCTGTCAAGAGGCTCTCAGGGGCCTTGAGATAACCGGTTAGGACCGGGGCAGTTCTGGCAGGCTTCAGCTTCGTAGACGCATCTGGGGGAGCTGGAGCTTCAATGGCAGGGGCTTCAGGCGGGGCAGGAGCTACGCCTACGGCATCTCCAGCCTTGGGGCAGGTGCAGTTCTCACAGTCGCACGGGCAATCGGGGCAGGCCGGACAGGCAGGGCAAGCAACCGGTTGAGCTGTGGCACAAGTCGGGCAGGGAGCTGCTGTGTTCACGGCAACTGGCATGTAGCTGTAGCCGCCTGCACAGGAGCTAGCACCTGAACAGGAAGCGGCACCCGAGCAGCTTGCTTCACCTGAGCAAGAGCTGGCTTCACCGGAGCAACCGCTGCTGTGGGAGCTGTGACCCCAACGCTCGGCACGACGCTCTTGACGATCAGATCGGCGAGCCTGACGACGGGCAATGCCGCGAGCGATGAAATTGAAGCCTTGGCTCTCGGATTGATCTTCGACCGTACCGACGAAGCCGGTAGTCATTAAGGCCAGCATACAGGTGAACAACTTAATTCGGAAAGCACTACTCATTACTAACTCCTTGGTTAAGGCTAGGACTAACGCTAGTCCTTACTTCCTATCAACTACCCTATAGATAGTATCAGGTTGGTCATTAAAGGTTACATCGAATCCATGATCAGGGGGAAGGGGGGCAGCATCCAGTGTCTTGCCTGGGTAGTAACGAAGCCGATCAGACTTCTGCTGAAGTAAGTCAGCGTACTGCTCAGACGTGATCTCGACGACGCTCATTTTATTTGGGGCCGATTCGGACTATATACCGCCTCTGGTAGGATAAGCTCGGCCCGACACTACTCCGCGTTGCCGCGTCTACCTATCGAGATATTGGTAAACCTCACTTCTTAGCCATCTGCTTCTCAGCCTTGTTGAAAGCATTGGTCGAACGATCTTCGATGCGACCATTGCTCAACGGCTCTTCTACGAATTCACCATTACCTTCGGCATTGGGGTCTGCATTAGGGTCAGCATTCGGATCGCCGCCCATCACTTCAGAACCGTCTCCAGGCATGTGACCTGTCACCTGACCCATCTCCTCTTGCTGAAGCGTCAGCAGGATTGGAATCGGGTTGATAGTGTATTGAGCTTCAGGACCGAATGCAAGACGAACTAGGAACTGAAGATTCTGCTCGTCCCAATCAAATACCTGCTCGTTGGCTATTTCCTGGAGGAAGGAATAGAAGGCTTGCTGCGGTACTCTTCGGCCAGCAAAGCTGCCAGAGTCTTCAGACTTCGCAACCTCGGGAGGTACTCCAATACCTTCCCACTTCTCGTCACGCAAGGAGTCTCCGTACTCGAAGAGCCCATCTGGGACAGGGATGCCTGTAGGGGGAATCCAGTCCCAGCCGCCTTCTTCGCCTGATATGGTTGAAGGTAGTGCGAAGCCACCGCCCGTCTCCTTACGATCCAGCATCTCATTGGCTAGATCGACGTTATAGACTTCGTTGCCGTACTCATCCTGAGTAGAGCCTTCGGGGTATTTAATAACGCCTGAGTCGTAGGCGTTCTTATACATCCACAGATGTCTAATGTTGCGGAAGCCTTGGGGTTGCCAAGTCTCATACCAGGGAATGAAAGCTCCCTCCAAGCGACTACGACCATACCACGGATGGTAGGTTTTGTCATGCACCGCCCAGTATATCTTAGGTACGCCTAGGTAGAAGCCCTGTTGATAATCGAAGGTGCCTTTCTGATAGCTGTCAGCGGACGGAGCAGGCGTCTGCCGATCTTGGTACTGGCTGCCTTGGCCAGTAGTAGTTTGGTCATGCTTGCTCGGCTTGACTCGCCGTACCATCATCCCGCGTAGCTCGCCATCCTCAAGGACCGGGCGAACATCGTTGGGATGGAGGTAGTGGAACTTGTCAAATTCCATCACCTGCTCAGTGCGATTGAACTTGTACTTGGTTTCTAGTCCGCAGTAGCCATAGATCAGGCACTTCAGCGAGACGGGCAGGCCGCGAGTCAAGAAGCGGTTGAGCTGCTTCTGAGCGTACTCCTGAACGGCTGAGTCGTCGCTCTCGACCGTGAACTTGGCCTTGGAGACGATGGGACCCTTGAGCATCTCGATGCCGTACCAGAGATGCGGGTCACGCATCATGGCAGGAATCCAATAGCGGAAGAAGAGCGGCTCATTGGAGTTGAGCACCGCCTGATGCCGTAAGCCGGCCATCGGGCCTTGGTAGCCCCGCGTGTACGTCTTGGCCAGTCGTCGGCGAGTCTTAGAGCTGACTGGCTTGGCTTGCGTCTGGGGAGGCATCAGGGCCGTTCCCCCGCCACCGCCAAAGGGATTGCCAGAGTCGCCACCGTCACCACCGAAAGGAGAGCCTCCATTCATGCCGGGAGGACCGCCACCGGACCCATTCTTACCATCGGGGTACATCCCCTCAGACTGAGGAGGGGAAGAGGCTTGACCCCCGAACTGATCAGAAGAGCCAGAGCCATTCATACCCTGAGAGCCGCCCTTGGGAGGGAAGCCACTACCGCCACCCTGACTCATCCCAGTGTCTTTAGGTCCTTCATCGCCTCTTGTCTGCTTGTCTCTAGCCATCGTTCACTTTTAGCGATTAGGGCCTTGTCCAGGTCGTGAGTTTGCATGAACGTCAGATAGAAGATTCTGTCTGGCGTCAAATGAGAGGCGATGTTGCGGTGGTGAATCTCCTCTTCGGCCTGCTGCTTGGGCAGGCATGAGTGTAGGGTAATGAACTGATTGGGATCAAGGTCGAATGGGTTGAGCTTATAATTGAAGGCAATTCGGGCAATCTTGTCCAATCCAATGGCTAGCTCGAAAGCTCCGCTGCTGATGCTCCCAGATTGGGCTTGCTCTGTAATGTCTTCGAGTCGGAAATATGATCCTGGGTAGCCGCTGAAGAATTCACCGTTGCAGTATCTTCCGTTTTTTTTAGCGACTCGACTTCAGCTTCGATCTGGCGAGTAAGCTGCATCGCAGCAAACCACGGGAGAGGGGGATCAAGGTTGTACTGCTTGGAGAGAGCAGTAGCCGTGACGGAGAATTTTTCCTGGAGAGAAGATGGACCTTCGATGCCCGCGTGGATGCTGCCGATGAAGTAGGCGACTTCCAACAGGGGAGCTTTGAAGAGCGTGTTGCCCTTGTCGTCGCAGAATTCGTAGGTCTCCAGATTTAGCACTAGCTTAGGCATACTACCCTCATGGCGTGAAAAGTATTACACGAATTCTTGGGGATGGCCATCGCTCTCCATTCCCCACTTTGCATCCCCGGCTGCTACAGGCACGCCTGTTAGGATGTAGGACTTCTTCCAGAGGCAGCGGTGGATATTAACTAACTCGCCTCCTTCTGTAAAGCCACTAGATCGTTCACTAGGTATAATCTGATCTGTACCGAACTTTACGACGGCCATCCCGCCGACAGACTTCAGCTCAGGTGGGTTGATCTGGTAGCCGATTCGCTCAGCTCCCCCTATCAAGGTGATGACCGTCGTTGGATGAGCTGCTGTTTGAAGATCAGGAGCAAGGTAAGAACTTTGCGTACCCGTGCCATTGCCTGAGTTACCGCCTGAACCAGGACTCTGTTGTGGAGATGGTGTGGGAGCAGGCGGGGCTGCTACCAAAGCTGTCTGGTTGACGGGATCATTACTGATCGACGGATAGACTGGTTGAGCGTCTTGCGAGAGTAGTACGGCTCCCGTCGTGTTGTACGTCGTATCTATCTTGAACTGATTCTTATAGCCGATCCAACTCTCTTCAGGCGAAGGACGGTAATCTTTGTAAGGGATTACGTTCTGCTTGGGGTTGTAGCGGTAGGGGTCTCGCTTAGGAGACTTGGTAGAGCTAGGAGTAAGATTGGGGTCATGGCAGAGATCAACAACGGCATCCATGCCAGGGATTACGTTCGGGTACGTTAAGAGAGCCCCTGAGTTGACGTAGTGTTCTCGCCAAGAATCCCAAGTGTAGACGCCTGACTTGATGCTACGGATAGCATCGAACATCCCTGTCGCTTCCAGCAATGAGCCTGGGGGGCAGATGAGATTGTAGGTGATGTTGAAACTCATCCCCGTCCCAAAAATCTCGCTGCTGATCTGGATGGACTGGGGGATGGCATAAGCGACTCTAGTGAATCGTTTCTTGCCTGGAGAATTCTTGGTCTTGATGACCTGAGCCCTTACGCGAGAGAGCCTGTCATGGAGGATGGTGTAGAAAGCATCGTAAACCAGCCGCTTGTTTTGGGTGATGTCACTCCCAGCAGCCTTGGAGTGGTAGACGTTGACTGAACCTGAGAAAGACCAGTTCCACTTCTCGAATGAGCCACCGCCTAAGGCGCTCGACAGAGATTCGGACATCTGGATATTCAAAGCCCCATGCGGGATAGGCGTAGGACTAGGAATCTCTGTATCAGTAAAGGAGAAGGTGAAGAACTTCTTATTGCTCTCCAGCTTGTATGATTGGTTGCGGGTGAAGCCGCCTAGGACAGGAAAAACGGCAGTTAGTCCTGCGACCATACGATCATAGAACAGTTTGTCCGTCGCTAAATTGATAGCCGTCGAAGCATGGATGTCATTCTGGTTAGCTGAACGGGTACGAGCGACTTCGATACTGCCTGTCACTGTTCGTGAAAAGAAACCAGCGTCGTCAATGTTCCAGGCCATCTCGTAGGTAAAGTCCAGTACGCCCTCATTACCAATCCTCCTACCTTGTCCGCAGGCAGGAATCCTAGTTACAACTAACCACTGGATACGGGCGGCAAGACTACCGGCAATCGGTTCCCAATCGAGCACTTGGGGTCGCGGACCATAATCAACGTCAAAGACGCTATCGCCTTGCGAGATGCCTGAGAGATGGCTAGGAACACCTTGAACAAAGAAGTTGCCAAAGCCCTGGAGATTGAAGGAGAGTATCTGGCAAGGCTGGGAGAGACGCTCCTTGATTGACTCCATATCGTCATCAATCGTGATGCCAGGATTACCTGCACCAGGAACTACCGTCTCGCTGAAGGGAGTGATGATGGCTTCTACAGTGATGGCTATCGTCAGATACTTCACTGAGCGTTGGTCTTTGGTATACTCCTGAACGACAGTGACCTTGCTCTTAGTCTGGGCTGGGAAGACAAAGCCGTTGTAGGAAATGTCAGCTCCCCGTAAGAACTGATCGTTGCCATTGTCAGCTTTGCGGGCCAGCTTGTGGGAACGGTAGCCTACCGTCCCATTGGCCGGATCAGTTTCGGGATATCCAACGACAGCCATAACCTATTCCTAAATGACAGGGTTGTCAGGGAACTGACCACCGGCATTCATACCGCGATTCTTATTGATGCGATCAATCTCTTGTTGATTGTCGAAGAACATCGCATCAATCGAATTCTGAAGATCGTCGGCACCACCTACAGCACGATTGGTAAAGAATTCTTCCGCTTTGCGGATAGCAGCTCCTACCAAGGGAATGTTCTCTAGGATATTCCACAACTCCCGCCACCGATCAGCAAACCAATCTTGGATTGCGTTGAGGATGGAGATGATGACCTCGATCCCTGTTAATGCTCGGCGGATTAGTTCGCCCAATACCTGTAACGCTTCTCCAAAGAATTTTAACAACTCCCCGACAATAGCCCTTCCTTCATGGATGATGGCATTGCTCTGTTCAACAAGCCCTGCAATCTGAGGACCCTGCTCTTGGGCTAGACGTAACTGATCTTGAATCTTCTGGATGTCTCCTTGAGCTTGGGCTAAAGCGACTTCACCACTCATCCCACCAGTCATCTCAGCGAGCTTCTCGACGACCTTAACGTAAGCAATAGAAGCTGCTGTGAGAATGCCTAAGGCTCCTCCAGCATTGAGAGCAGCAGCGGTGAGCGAGTGACCTACCGAGATGCCGGCAGAGCCGCCGCCAAAGGCACCGAAGACGCCTGCCTTGCCGCCATGACCGCCGCCTCCCCCTCCCATGCCTAGGGCTGAAGCAGCCGATTGGGCAGAGGATGATAGCATGGCAGCGAAGTTGCCCAGCCAGCTTGATGCCTGCTTGGTGCCATCGACCAAACCTAATAGCTCTTGGGTAGCTGCTTCGATGTCCTCTTCTAGGTTGCCTAGACTGCTGCCCTCTCCCAGCAAGTCCATCTGATTGGGGATTTCTAGATCGTCAAAGGAGGCGATCAGGTCCCGCATAATGCTATTCTTAGTAGCATCTAGCTCTAGGGATCGTTCATAAGCGGCTGTATCGTCACGACGCTTCTCTTCTTTATCCTGACGCTCCCAGAGCTTCTTGTTGGACTCGATGAAGAGATTCTCTAGGTCTCGCTTGTCCTGCTCCTCTTGCTTCTTCCAGAGAGCAGCTAACTTCTCCAGCTCTTTATTTTCCTGGGAAGAAGAAGCCTTAGAGCCTCCACCAGCCGCCGAAGCTGCTGCGGAGCTTTTGTCGTCGATCTCGATAGAAATTTTCTTGTCGGCCATCGGAAATTTCTATCAAGAGAGCATGTAGTCAGATACCCCTAGGAACGTGAAAAGAATTCCTAGATTATGCGTTGGCTGTAGCGATCCACTTGAACCACTTGTCACGGTCGCTGTCAGCAGCATCGACGAAGGGGAAGCACTGGAAGCGAATGGCGATGACTCGCTGATTCACATCCAGGTTCTCTTCTACCGGGCCGATGTGCATCCCCTTGAAACGGCGACCATTGCCGCCAGAGGCGTTGAGCGATGCAGCAGGCGTACCAGTGCGGGGGATCAGCTCCAACGTCCCTAGGTGACTGATCGAACCTATCGTACCAGGGATGCCAACGATATCAGGTCGGGGAGTACCGCTCAGATGGGTGAAGGGCGAGATCAAGGATTTCACCGCCGCCAGCTTCACTTCTTGGACGACGAATTCCAGCACCATCGAACCACCCTTGTAGATGGAGTCGATAGGCGTGTCGGGTCCCATCACGTCGCCCGTGATGATCTCGACGTTGCGAGTGTGGATCAAGCGAATGCCGGCAGGACCGGTGATCCCGCAAATAACGGTCGTGCTGACGCCATTGGCAGCCCAATAGACATCGTGATAACCGGCAATCATGTCAGCAGACATAGCTTAGTCCTAACTAACTGTAACTAGGCAGTTGGGTAGATTGTTTCGTAATACTCAGCCCCGGCAAACTCCAGCTCCATCAACAGACCTATGTAACGGATGTCGCCTTGCATACCACGGGAGGGTTCTTGATCGAAGTGATCTTCGTTTACCTCTTCGAGTTGCGGGTCCAAGCTGACGAAGCCGAACGTCGTAATGAAACCGGGGCATTGTCCTTCTGCGGTGAGGGCGGTGTTGATGTTGCCGATTAAAGTCCATGAACCATCAATTAAGTTGGCTATCTCGCGGGCTCTCGATAACATGCTCGGTTTGACGCGAGCGACCTTGCCTGAATCGTAAGTGTAGATCGTCTCGCCAGCTTCCTCATTGGGGACGCCTTGGAGACGGCGGGTGATGCCGATGGTGAAGCCATGATGGATACGCTTGGTGACTTCATTGGGGGGGAACAGGTTCTCAACGACCCCGCCGTGGATGCCAATGAATTCTTCACCGGCTGTGGGAGGAACCTTCTCGTCCTGCATGACGCGAAGCGACTCCTTAGGCCGAGCTAAGTCTACAAGGTTACTTCTTAGGTAAGACCTGATTGCCTCCAGAACTACTTCTTTGTGGATCATTGAGACGCCTTAGTATCTCGCCAGCAATCAACTCATCATCATCACCGAACAGATTATCTGGAGCACTTCTGACAGCAGTTATAGCCATCTGTACCCAGTCTGTAGCTGCCTTTGCTTCTCTGCCAATTCGTCCCGGCTCTCTAATCGCTTCTATGGCTCCCATGAATCCGCTACCAGATGGAACCATCTCTAGCGACATCTTGTGAGCAATGAGTTTCTTTACGTTAGGTCCCATAGGACTAGACCAAGATGGATTCAATCTTCTCCAGCACCGCATCCATTGCAAAGTCGATGGCCTTATCAATCCAGGGTCCCATCTCCTCAGGCCAGATGGGTCTAAAGTCTTGGTTGTTTCGACGACTCACCATACTGGCGTAGTGGACTCGCGTGCCGATCTCTAAGGACCCCCGACGAATCGTAAATATCTGATACTTGCTTGATTTCTTGTAACCTGTCTCTGGGTCAAATTCTCCTGGGGCAAGAGACCCCGATAGGGTATCAGAAACCCTCAGGATCAGTAAATCTCTATTTCCCAGCACTTCCAGCTTGGTCTTACCTCCAGCGGCTTTCGTTCGCGTCCAGGCGATCTGACCGGCCAGTGCCTTGGCCTCTCCATCAGGCATACGGCTCTTAGCCGAGTGATAGATCGTACCGAAGATTTTTCTCCAAGCCTTGTACTGACTGGGGGTGAGCAAGCCCAACGTACCCGTAGCCTTGTTGGTCTTTAATCGACGACGGAGATTGTCAGGGATGCGAGTGAGGGCTCCTTGATCGAGGGGACGATGGTAGGCTTTGTACTTCTTAGTTAGGTCATCCCACTCGTTCCCTAGTTCGTCAGGCAAGCCATACGCCTTGACCAAGTAGGCGTCATAGATCGACTGGAACATCGAATAGGCGATGGCTCCCCAGAAGAGTCGATGCAGGCCGAAGCGACTCGGCTTCTTGCCATTGAGGATGGCCGGCAAGTCCCGGTACAGCTTGACGACCTGTTCTCTAGGCAGCTTGGTATTGATCCTCCGCTTGGCCATATCCGTGAAATGAATTAAGGACTAATAGATCATCATGTAAGGTTCCCAGGCACGGTCCATGCCTGAGTATTGGCTACCGGTGCTCTTCGAGCCTATCACTCGTTGAGGATGGTAGCCGGTCGGTTGGATCACATAATTGCGGACGGTAGGAGCTGAGCGACCGCGAGGGACGGCTCCCATCACATGAAAGCGGCCAGAGCGAATCTGATCCAGCTCCTCCATGATCACGTCACGCTCACGGATGTACAATGACGGGTTGCCACGGCGAGAGCTAAGCATGTGAGCGGCTAGGATCGTCGCTCGACGACGGATGTAGGGATTCTCTAGCAGCTCGGCATGAGCGTACTTCTGGCCGACTCGCTGATCAATCGTCTCATCGACGTAACTCAGGATGTTCTCCCACACAGGGGACTTGTCGATATGCTCCCAATCCTCAGTCATCAAGTAGGTAGCACCTTCCCCCAGCAGTCGCATGACTTCCGCTTCTGAGGAGTAGTAGCTACTTGTGGGGATCGTGTAGATGTGGTTGATGATCGAGTCGGACTCGCCTAGACGCGGGTAGTAGTAAGTGATCCCGCCCGTCACGATCCTGATCACATAGTCATAATCTACGGCAGCAGGATCAGGATCAATGACGTACTGGTAGACGCCAACGCCTAAGCGATCAAAGCTAGTCCCTGAGGCGACGACGACGGCTCCCGTATCAACTCGCTTGACGCCATAGGTCCCGGCACCATCCTGCAACTTGATCGAAGTCAGGTCCGTCGATTGACCGTTGACGTAGGACCGCAAGTTGATTGTCGTTGTGGACATGACTACCTACAGGCGTTCTTGGATCGTTCTAAGTACTTGAGTCTCTGAGCTTCTAACAAGTCATCTCGACAACTGGGACATTCAGGAAGGGAGACTAAATCAGTAGACGGATAGGGACAGCAGGGGGAAGGTTTTTCCTGGGAAGAAAAGAGCAGTATCACGCCAGCGATGGCGATGACGACGGCTAGAGTCTTCAGGAAGTGTTCAGTGCGATCGGACACGGAGATTTAGGTGCTAAGCTAAATTTAGGTGGTGGGCTAAATGGACCTAAATGTCACAACAACCAGACAAAGACATCTGTTGATCCGGTTCCCGTGGCGTACAGTCTCTTGATCTTCAGGTCGTGCCGGACTCCAGCGGCTAGGATGCCGGATGGGATCACGGTGATCAGGCCATTGTCGAACTGGACCTTGATGTCTGCTTCAGCGGAGAGGCTGATCCCCTTGGAGATCACCAGCACCGCCGTCTCGGGATGTTGGATGTACTGATCGTCGTTAGGGGTCACATGGAAGCCATGCCCCTTGGCTCTATCGAAGTCCGGCATAGATATGCCCTAGTTGGTGAAACTTATTAGAACAGCCAATCTCTGATTACCATGTAGATGAAGCCGACCACAACCGGGACTGTGAGAGCTAGTACCGTGGCTAACCCATTTTTCTCTTGTTCTGTCATGGCCAATAAAAAATCCTCCGAGCCAACTCGCGTTGACCCAGAGGATTGAGCAGGCAGCGAGCGACTCTGCCGGGGGTATTGCTTGGCGGCTTAGAAGCCGTGGACCGTTGCGTAGTAGACGGCTCGGGGGACGTACAGGACCGGGACGAAGTTGTTCAGGAAGCGAACCTCTTCACCTGGGGGATCGTTGGTGCCGTAAGACCACGAATCGAGGCCGCTCTTGATGACGACAGCACCGTCGTCGGTCTCCTTGATCGGCTCGTCCCGAGTCGCCTTGCCCATCCAGTCGCCCGGCTCAGGGGTCATAATGACCACGTTGTCAGGAATGAACAGGCTGGTGTTGGAAGTCGTGCGGGGGTCAGGATCGGTCTGGGTCGCAACCACGCTGACGCCATCGTAGATGTGCCATGTGAATTGCGGCATCGACGGGAAGACCACCGAGAAGCCGCTCTGCCGATCAGCACCGGTCGTGCTGGTAAGCTGTTGCTGGAACTGCTCGAAGGCCCGCATGGACGTACCACGAACGGTCTGGAGCTGAGTGTTCTTCAGCATCATCGCGTAGGTGGTCGTGTTCAAGAAGCAATGGCTGATCGGGTAGCCAGTCTGACGCTCAGCAGCCTTGTTGATCGTCAGCATGTGATTCAAGATCAACGTGCCTGCTGTATCCCAGCTCGCCGTGATCAGGCCCGAACCGGTGCCGGCATCAAGCTGATTCTTGTTGACGGCAGGGATCGGGAACGTGATGTCAATCGCACCTGAGGCACCTAGTTCGCCCAAGGTGTAATTGTCCATCGACGCCCCAGAAGCGGGCAAGGTGATGGAGAAGCCGCCACGGAACATGCGGGAGATCATAAACTCCATCGCATTGGCCTGACGTTCAGCCATAAACATCATCTGCTTGGCGATGTACGTCTGACCACGCTCGTCCAGCGGCGAATCGAACTGCTGACCAATACCGCGAGTGCCGTAGATGTCCTCGTACTCCAGCACAATGGACTCGTAGAAGCGGAGCACCGTGGCATACGCCTGCCCGATGGGCTTCTTGGCAATCTTCGCCGGACCCACCTTGGGAGCACGCGGCTGAGCGAGTGTCGCCGAGTGATCAAAGATTTCATACACGCCAGTCGTGTTGAAACCAAAGTTCTCGGTCTCGCTCGATTGCGGACTCACGTTGAAGAAACGCTGGAAGAAGGTTCCCGTCTCCTTCACGCGGCTGAACACGCCCAAGACCATTGGACGCTTCAGCATTTGGGCAAGGGTAATGGCAGCCATGTGAATGATTCTCCAGCGAAACTTCTTAGGTTAGCGGTTGGACCGCTTAGTTAGTTAGTCAGGACAGGTTGTGCTTAGTTAGGACTAGGACCCAGACTCAGGGTTAGCTGACCCCACCGTCCAGGACGTAGCAGTAAACATCGGTGGTCGTGTCCGTTACGCGGACGCAACGCAGCGTGCGGTAGCCGGTGGTGTTGTCACCCACGATGGTCAGAGTGTTCGCAGCCGCTCCTGCCGCCCAGAACTCACCGGTGCCGGGACCATCCAGGATCAGCTCCGTCGCGGCTGTCGTAGACGGGTGAACGAAGTAGTACTCCAGACCAGGACGCGGGACGGGCAGAGTCAATGTGCAGTCGGCAGCCAAGGCGGTGTCCGTCACGAAGATCGTGCGATTCATCGCCTCAGTGACAGTGAGAGCCGTCGTCGCTGCCGCCAGCGTGTACTCCTTCTTCTGCATGTAGCCGGCACTGATCTCATCATCAGGCATGAACCGGCCTTCCATCTGCTCACGCAAAAGGAATTCGTAGGTCTTGCCCGAGAGGCCAGCCGACGCTTGGCCCGGCATGATGATCTTGCTGGCCTGGATGTTGCCCTGCACCAGGATATCGCCGATCCACTTCTCGGTTGTACCGGACAGCAGAGCCATCGACTCGCTGGGGCCGCAGTAGAAGCCGAAGAGATGGTTGGTGCCATCCTGAGCGTAGGGGTCCCACTGGAGCAGTTGACCGCTGGAAGTCTGAATACCCAACGGGAGACCGGGACGCAAGATCGTCGTCGGCGTATTGCCGGCGTCAACCGCATCCTTGTCCACCAGACCCATTGCGGTCTGCTTGTGGAACCACTTGCCCCAGGTGATCTCGTTCTCTTGGGTCAGGTATTCAGACTGACCCTGACCGGGCAGCAGGTTGCTGGCGAAATTAACTTGCATCTCTCAACTCCAAGGCTCAGGGCTGGGACACCCCAGGCAACATTGTGGAAAGTAATCTGCTAGTGGTGGGAGCTAGGTAGTCCTAGACTCGGTGAGTTTTGTACTTGGGACGATGGATGACCTTATCCAGGACGGCACTGACCTCTTCGTCAGTCACTTCTTTGTCAGCAGCACCGCTGCCCATGTCGTCGGATTCGCCGGGGACGTTCATCCCATTGGGCAGCTTGCCATTGGGCGGATCGAGCAGGCCGACTTCGCCTTCGATGTCTTGGAGATCAAGCTCAATCGAATTTTGCAGGACGCCCTTCTCGTCGATCTCGATGCCATCGAGCGACAGAGCCAAGCCTTCGATCCGGCTCTCCAGATTGGTAGCACGCTTCTTACCGATCTTGCCGGCAGAGACCGCAGCATCAACGCGGTTCTTGTAGCCTTGCTTGAGAACCAGAGTCGTCAGACCGGTGAGGGATTCGAGGCTCTTCTTGGCGATCACGATATCGTCGGGATTGTCTTGTGACATAAGCGTAGGAGATTGAGAAGTCTGACCATCCTTAGGTTTGACAGTCATGTTCTCTAACTCGTCTTCCTCCTCTGAGTCTTCGTCGGGAATCGAGGTTAAGACCGTCAGGAGACGATCAGCAAAATTTTGGGGAGTCGTTCCTTGCGGAAAATCAATTTGAAACTTCTGAGCGAAGAGTGCCGTGATCTGGTTGATGACTTGTGGTTGAAGCTGGCTTACGGCACTGGGGTCTCCCTCAAAGCCTTCGCCTTCTTCTCCTGCTCCAGCATCAGAACCGTCTCCGCTACCTTCACCGACTTCCTGATCCCCGCTCGTACCAGCAGAGCTGTACTTAGCTGTACCTGAGCTGCTGCCACCGGAGGGGCTCCCATTACTGGAACCGAATGATTTAGACTTGGGCTTAGGTTTTCCTGGAGAAAGAGTACCCGTCGTGTAGTCCTCTTCGTCCATCGCCATTGCGACAGCTAGCTCAGGAGCACTCAGACCTTGCTTGGCAAGGGAGGCGTCTAGCTCGTCTTGTTTCGTGCTCGGGGTCAGCAGCTCGAAAGGCTTCTGACCCGGTTGGACGGCTCGGTTGGTCAGACAGACGTGCAGGAGTGCATTGCGTCGTGTCTTGCCTTCGCCGTCTACCCAGTCCGCAATGAAGGGACTGGTTTGCTTGTAGTTGTTCTTGACCTGATAGGCTTGGCTGTTGGGATCATTCGGGTCGCCTTCAGCGTCGATGTAGCCCACAAACTCACCCGTCTTGGGATCGACTTCAAAGGGCTTGCTGGCTCCCCAGAAACCCATGTTCACCGCATGGTCCCAGCGAGAGGGCTCGCCAGTCTTGGCATCCATCAAGGAGTCATTCATCCCCTTAACCAAGGGGACAGGGTAGACGCCATTGTCGTCCGTATGGCCGACAGGAGCCGGAATGATGTTGCCGTCCTTGAGAAGCTCATTCGCTTCTCGGCAAACTTCCTTCCAGTAATCCTTATCGACGATCTTCACCTTCCGCTTGCCGAGAGGATTCTTGGGAAGAACCACTCCAGGACGACCGATGACTTTGCGGAAGGTGACAGGCATGACTAGGTTGTCAAAGAGCTGTGGGGACGAATGATGGTTGCAACCGTGAAATGAATTGCATTGATCTAGGCAGGCAAGATGTTCTATAAGGGCTGTGTGGGTCAAGGGGAAATTAGATAATTCTGTCCCGTGACCAATAGTTAGCTCGTCTGATTAGCTTGGTTTACAAACCAATAACTAGAATAAGAAACCGTACCAGAGGATTGAACGATGGCATTTAGCTCCACCAACTTATTCACTACGTTGGGCAAATTCATCAAGCACAGCAACATCTGGAACGGTTACTTCACGGCTTTGAACACCGCCAAAAGCGATGTTTCCACAGTCCTCAACACCTACAGCCTGCTGGATTACTTTGTCCCGGTGCCGGGGCAGATTGAAGCCTTCCAAGCCCAGGTCGCTGGTTGGATTCAGCAGTACGCCAGCAATGTGCAGGCGATCATTCTGGATGAGACGACGGTGATCAGTCAGCTTCCCATCGCCTCAGGAGACTTGACGACCGTACTCACGGCGATCTCACAGTACATGGTTGATAACAGCGTCACGATTCAATCGTCGGTTGTGACCTTAGGAGGTTCTGACGCTGATATCGCCAAGTTCAACATCCCGCTGGGAGCACTCAGCACGCCAGGAGAAGCATACGTCTTTGTCAGTCGGAAATTGGATGGGATCAATGCTCCTAGTAACAGCTACCGCACCTACCCGCACTACTTTGGCCGTGAGAGTCAGTTGGCGATGAGCTGCACGGAGTATGCCAAGTGCGTTAGCAGCAACCCAGGACAAGAGGTTGTGCAGATATTCTCTGAGTTGGACGCCAATGCGTCCTACGACGACGAAGCCGAGAAGCCCGGCGTAGGACCGTCGCTTACCAATATCGAATCAAACAACCTAGTTCCCTCTAACTTCGACTTCAGCAATTGGAGCGGAGACAACCCCGTTGATTGGACGGTAACGCCCGGTGTCTCGGGGACTGACTGGGAAGACATGAGCGGGACCGGGGAAGGACCGCTGCGGATCGGCACGGTAGGAACCTATGCCAAGCAGAAAATCACTGGCCTTCAGCGAGAGCGGCAATACTTCTTTGGGGCTGTATTCAACTGCGTAGGAGCCGGTGCAACTACGGCGACCGTCAAGTTCCGAGTCGAGAACAGCGACGGCTCGACGGTTCATAGTACATTTACGAGCGTTACGGTAGCTGACGTAGACGTACCCGCTGAATTCAACTTCATCTATGGGTTCTACGCACCAAGCGAGTCAGTCAACTTGGATGACATCTACTTGGTGATCGAGCATGATGCAGAGAGTGATGCGTCGAATGCTACGGATATCTACCGAGTCGCTATTTCTCCTGTGACCTTCTACAACGGTCTCGGTCATGTCTTCTGGAATCCGATCACGGATAACACCGACACGACTTATGATTTGGCCGTTGCTGTAGCGACCTTGGCTGGTGACGACTCGCCGGTCGTACCGCTGGACGCCTATGGCAGCATCGCCATCGTGAACAACGGAGCTGGCGTCATCCAGAGCTACTGCCGCAAGGTGTTGGGTATCCAGTTCCCAACAGCCGACAGTCCCAGCCTTGCTGACTCGCTGGCGACGTAATCACCGGCCTAAGCGTGAAAAGAATTACTCTGAGCAAGGAGGCTCAGGAGGGTGTTCAGTCCAGCAATCACAAGCTGGACAATAAATCCACCAATTACCGTACTCGTCTTCTTCCGAGCAGGTATCAGGAACCTTGCTGCACATCATGCAATGCAGGTAGTCAGACACGATACGGCTCATGGAATTCGTCGATCTTAGCGTACAGCCAATCTTTGACGGCGAACTCATTCGCTTGGGTGATCTGGATCGGGCTACCAACGTGCATCGCTACCTGAAGCCCGCCCTTGGCCATCTCACTGGCTAAGTAGATCGACAAGTCCACTAAGTACTTATCCACGGGACTGGCCAACATATCCCCCAGCTTGTTGCAGAGAGCCTTGAAGTCTCGATGCCCGAACTGCTCACCCTTGATCTTAGGGAGACTGCCGGGGTTCTCTTTCTCGGCACAGAGCAGGGCTTGGAGGAAGGCGACCGTCCTCACGGATATCTCCGAGATCATCACGCTCTTGCGAGTGACGTTCTCACGCTCCTGACGAGCCAAGTCCTCCTTCGAGTTGTACTGATCAGGGAGGACGACGGAGAGCCTAGGACGGGGCTTCTTACGAGCATCCTTGGCTATCTGCTGCTTAGTACGAGTAGTGCGAGTTAGGAAGGCGGCTTTACGAAGATTAGCAGCAGATAATGCAGGCATTCCCAGGGAAGTTTTTTCCTGGGAAGAAAGACCAACTACGGTGCCGCTGACGCTCTGGACCTGCATAGAAGCACTCCTTTGCTAGAAGGGTGTGCCGGGTCAATCCGGCGAACTGGGAATACAATTCACAGAATGGGGTAGGTATCTATAACCTAGCCAAGAAGCCCATTAGGTTGGGGCTTCTTCATACAACAGAACTTGAACTTCTTGCCTGAACCACAGAAGCAAGGAGCATATTTGTCGTAGGTGGGATTGTGAAGAACGGAGAAGTCGGGAGGAGATATTTCAACTAGGTTCTCTCTGAGAGCACCAGCGGCAAGAGCAGATTCCTTGTCTTTGAATATGCGTCCAGTGGAAACGTCCATAGTAGACTCCCTAGGGCGATGAATTATCCTTGGCTGCTTGGATGGCTTCGCTGATTCGAGGACCGAACGAAACCGCTCCTAGCCGATCTACCCTAAGGTATCGAAACTTTATCTGGTTGTCTATCGTCGCGTCGGCGATGGAGACTCGGAAGGGCTCAGTCGAGCCGTCCTTCATCTTCAGATCGTAGATTTGCTCTGAGAGAAGTGGGTATTGCGAGAATTCGCTTAGTACATCAAAGCTAGCAGAACCCTCTTCTGAGTGATTCGGTCGCAAGCGAGCTAGCGTGTTGCCACGCATCTCCGCCGAAGTCCAACCAAAGAGATCAGTCATCCCCTTGTTCCAGGAGACGATCTTGCCTTGTGGGTCCATGACCGCACGACCGAAGCTCTCAGTCTTGTCGAGCACCTTATGAGCCGCTGCCTTCTCGTTGTCCAAATTCCAGATAGCTTGCTTGCTCAGTGCCTTCTGAAGCTGAGTCCAGAGGAGCACGGCCAGAAGACTGCACATGATGACGCGAGTGGCCATGAGTAGTTGCTTTGGAAAGGGGATAGGAGTCGCCAGAGCTTTACTGACCTTTTGAGCTGTCGTCATTTTTACTCTCGATGACGTTAAGGAATTTGCGTGCATAGACGGGTATTTCTTTGATCTTGATGAAGCCGAGTCCGACTCCCCAAGCAGAGCCTATCACGGTCCAAGGCTTCTTACTGCCGCCCAAATACTCAAACCCACACATCGCAAAAGCCGTACCAGCCGAACCATAATAGAACACAGCTTCCAGGATATCTCCCCAGGTAGCTCGTTCTCCCTTGGCTCGTCTGGACTTAACGACAGAACCAATCGCCCCGACGCTCGCCGCCAAGAAAGAGAATATGAAGATCGTGATCGGCGATATGGGCGTCGGCATAGCCCCATGTCGTACCACCTTGGAGGGATAGCGATCAAGGGAAGGTGGGCTAATCAGACACCTGCTGATCCGTGAAAAGAATACCCTATTATCCAGAAGACTTCAGAATCAGCCTGTGAAATAGGATAAGAGAGTCTCTTAAAGCCTAGATAGATCATTGCCTTTACCCGACAGGAGACAATTCTAAGGATTGGCAGAATTTGTCAATCGGGTCCGCAAGAGCAAGAACCAAGATTTTGGGAAATGGAAAGCTGGGTAATTTGGCCTAGCAAGAAGCGTGCCAGACGCCTCAGGGTAGCCTTGTAGGAGGGACTTAGAGAGACTTGGAGCATTACCGGGGAGTGGTATTGGGGGAGCGGAACATGCCTCCCTTGCCCCCTCCCAGACGGGGACGATTGCGGCCCATCGACCCATATGATCGGATTCGAGCCATCCCCCTGGAGGCCCTAGGATGCGTCAGGATCGCTTGGGATGATCCAGAGGCTCCTGAGAGGCCCTGAGGGCCTGCTGGCCCTGAGCTGACGCTAGCCAAGCCCCCCGTGGCGATAGGCCGGGCTTGGTGCAGGCCCTTGTTCATCCCGTCCTCGATCTCCGAGCCCAGGGCCTTCCTGCCCACGTACTCGCCGGCCAGAGAGCAGGTGTCGATGATATCGCAGACTTCCCCCTTCCGACCGGTCCAGGTGAATAGCTCGTCCTCCGTGGTCTGGAGGAAGGGAGCGACGGCTGGTAGGAAGACTCTGCCGTTCTCGGCCCGTACCTGGAAGGTGGTCGAGCGGACTACCTTGTCCAGCTCACTGGGGATGCCCTTCACCGTGATGCCCTTGGCTCGCATCCCTTGGAAAACGGCTAAGGCGATAGAGTTGTCTTCAATCAGGGAGAGGGAGGGTCTCCAATCACGATTCTTCTGGACGATTTTGGAGAGGAAGGCCGGGACGGTCCATTGGCCTCTGATCATGTCCATCATCATCAAGTCGAAGTCTCGCGTCATGCCCCAGAGAGTATGCACGCTCCAAGCCGGTTCATAGTCAGTAGACTTCTTGAGGATTCTGCCTTCGATGCCAGTGGCTTCGCTGCCGGCTACGTCCGTCGTCGTGAACAAGAAGAGCTTGTTCTGATGGACGATCTTCACGCCTTGCTGGGTAGATAGGTGGTAGTACTCATTGCGGGGCTTGCTCCAACGATTGATGAACCAGTCTGGTTTGAAGACGGCATCAGGAGAGGCGTCCCAGTCGCCCCAGCGAAGTCTGTCGCGTTGGAGCTTGCCTAACTCGCCAAGATTAAGATCGTAGGCTTTCTGATCGAGGAAGGGGTTGTCTTCGAGCTTGGCTTGGATGAAGGGCCGCATCGGGTCCTTGCCTCTGAAGACGCCATCAGGGTCCTTGGTGATCTTGAATCGCTCCTTAACCCATCGCATACCCCGCGAGCCAGGATTGGTCGCTCCCCGTACCCGTAGAGGGATATGAGAGGTCGTGACCATATTGTCGTCCCCGCGACGTACCCGAGAGAACATGTATTCATATTGCGGCAGGTAGTAATGGGTTAGTTCGTCGAGACCGACGTACAGGAAGTCAGCTCCCTGGTACTGCTCTTCGTCTTCGATCTTATCTAAGTAGCCGAAAGCGAGAGAGGCTCCCTCCTTGGAGTAGAAGGTATTCTCAGAGGAGACCCACTTCACTTCCTTGGTAGCTAGGAAGGGCTCTAGCCACTGTTTCGCTCGATTGAAGATGGCACCGGCGTACTTACCTTCCTTCACTGATCGGCGAATGATGATCGCTTTGTAGCCGGGGCAATCGAAGTACTGAAGAGCCCCCATGAGCAGGGCGTCACTCTTGCCACCGCCTGCTGCTCCCCCGTAGAGAGCTTCACGCATCGGGAGAGCTAAGAAAGCGACTTGCTTAGGAGTCGGCTTGTGAGGGATGTAGCGGGACCACTTAACCTTGAGGATACCCCCCGGCAAAGTCATATCAGCGACATTAGAGTTGTAAGGAGGAGTGATTACGGACATAGAGATACATAGGTACTATGGTGAAAAGTTTCCTGGGAAGGAAAGCTAGGCACCGGGCTAATCGTGATTATCTGGTGTCGCCGGGTGAGAGTAGATAATCAGATTGGGAAGTCCGAAAGGCGTAGGGGAGGGAGAGACTTCATCTTCGATGATTCCCCCGCCTGCTCCCATAAAGTCAAAGAGTAGTAGCCAGAGTCCCATAAGTAGTTCCTATCGTCCGACTCCCAGCAGCGAGAGCGAGCCCTGCCCGAGCGAGGGGCCGCCGCCTCCGCCTAAGTCGGCCGCCTCGAAACTATCCAACTGGGGATTAGTGCTGCCGCTTGGGTCGTAAGCGACAATTCCGCATCGCGTTCCAGAGCTTATCGTTGAGTCGGTTAGGCTCACCTTCTGCACTCCGGCCGACAGTTCGCGGATCGTCGAACCATTGCACTCACATTTAATGGTGACTGGCGTGGTAATCGGGTCTGATGCACTTCCCAGTGATGTTCGCGTAGCTGCGACAACTTTCACAACTTCATGCGTAGCAGCGAAGCTGTGCCCGTGTGCCTGGCCGGAATAAAACGTCTGCGCTGATGAGGAGAATCTCGCGGCAGGGCCGGTAAAATATCCCGACGACGTGTAAACGACGGAGCATTGGCCGTAGTGATCGCTGCTCGACAGGTCGGACTCCGCCCGCGCGCATCGTGACGTACTGCCGAAGTTACTCATCATTTCGGCGCGGTTGCTGACAATATCCCAATCGCCGGCAACCTCGGTCCAGGTTAAATCTGGCCCCAGCGTGTCGCCGTCGCTGGTGTTAAAACTCTCCGTGATCGTCGTCTCGGGCTTCTTCGGCTGCTCATCCGGTACGGTCGCGTCTTGAAACCAGCGATAATCGAGCCCGTACTTTTCGACCATCGAACCCAAGACTTTTTGATAGCGGTCGGGGGTGTCCGTTTTTCCATCGAGAGAGTCTTGGCGAATTGCTTTGTACTGGCGTCTCAGCAAGTCTTGGAGCGGCGCGGTCTCCGGCCCATTCGCGTCGAACGGTTTCGATAGGCTTTTCTCGCCCGCAATCCAAAGCTCAAATTTCCGGCCGACCGTAGGCACTAGCGGCAAGCAACGATCATCCCCAATGGGATCGGCCAGCCGCGTGAGAGCGTCGTAGATCATGTCGGCGACCGTGTCGCCAATCAGAATTTCAGGCGTGCGTAGGGCGTCGGCGACGAGTTGCCGCTGCTTGGTCGTCACGCCTGCCCTCACGTTCTCGCCCAACAGCGTGTATTCGCTCTTGAGATCAACGTCATCCGACGTGGCAAAGAAGCCGAAACCCTCGCCGGGAGCGTTCGGCGTGGCGCATTGGGCGAAGCTGCGAAGATCAATCCAACCGAGCGACGGCGACGGCGCGGCATAATAGCCTTGCTCGACGCCTTCGCCGTCAAGGAACGTGACCCAGGGGATTGGTCCGAGCCAGTATCTCATTCGTCGCCTAGTAACTCATTCAGCCGCCACGCATCAGCCAGCCCGCTTTTGAACAGCGTGCCAGGGTGCTTGTCTTTGAACGCCGTGCCGATGAAATCCACGCTCATCGACTCGGCGCTGTGAATCGTCACCAAGTCCAGCACGCACTCGCGGAACCGCAGCACGCCTACATTGGGATTGGCTCGCACCGGATACGCTCGGTCGAACGCCAGCGGCGCCTTCACCACGCATTGCCTTAGCGTGCCGTCGCTCTCCCAGTAGGTGGGCGTCAGTAGCGTGCCACAATCGAACGTGCAGCGTTCGTACTCCACGGCGCAACTGTAGTGAACGTGCCAGCCCTTCTTGCCCGCGAGATGCGATCCGCTAACGCGGTAGCCCTTGGTGTTGTTGAGGTATACTTGGGAGATGTACGGGTCGGTGGATGCGTTGCCGTTCATCGCGAGGAGCGAGTCCTTGACCGCCACGCCAACAGAACTAAAGCTCCATGCCGGGTCGCCCGCCGTTCCTGCCAGTTCGCAATACAGCAGCCTCGCGTCGGTGAAGTCAACGCTGGGGACCATCGACCACAGCCCATACTTGCCGACGCCGTAGCTCTCCTGCCCCACGACTTGCTGCCGCTCGCCGGCTGGTAGATATTCCAAGACGCATGACGGGCAGGCGGGGAGCATGATGAGCCCCAGCGCTTTGCCGCCAACCGCTACGTTGCCGCGAATCACGTTGCCGGGTCGCAGCCAGTAATGGTGCGAGAGCGAAGAGACGCCGGAATCGACGTTGGGCAATTCCTCGCCGTTCTCGACCTCCACGCTGAGATTGCCCGTGAGCGTGTTGCCCACCTCGTGCCGGTCCTCCAGAAAATACCCGTGCCCACGGCTCTTGAAGCCGACGCAATCGGCGATCGTCACGCCCTGCACGTGGTGAATCGAGAAGAATCGATTGCCCGCCTCGCTCACCGTCTGCCAGGTCACGCACGAGTCGGCCAGGCCGCTGGTCTTGCCGCCCATGTGCCAGTGGAACGGATAGCGCCCCAGCTTGGCCCGTGCGCCGAGGTTGACTGCCTCGACGCCACGCAGCTTGGCCGTGCTGCCGGTCATAAACAGGCAGTGGGCTCGATGGTTGAAGTCGCCTTCGCTTACGTCGGCCGAAACAACCTTGATGGGTCGGGTCAGGTTGGCCACCTTCGGCGCTGCCGTGAACGCCCCGCCGATTATCAGCGAGCCCCGGAACTTGTCGTCGCCGGTGTAGGTGATCGTGCGGCCGTTGATGGTTGCCAGCGTGGCCAGGGCGTGCTTGCCTTGCTCGTTCGTCAGCAGCAGCGTGTCGCCCACCTGCCAGCCGATCAGATCGCGGTCGAGCGTCGCTGAGGCGCCCACGTAGGCTTGCGACTCAAAGACGCCGTACTTAGCGGGGGCCTGCTGAGTAAGTGCCGTGCAGGAAGCCCAACCGCACTTGTCGCCAGCGTCCAGGTCGATCGTCGAGCCGGGGAGTGCCCACAGCCCGATATCGTCAATGTGGAAGTCGGGCAGGTCCGGCAGGTTGCTCTTAACCGTGCCTCCTTTGAACGTGCGGTCATCGGCAACGTGGAAGTTGATCGTGCCTTGACTGCCCGTGAGCTTTGTGCGGACGATGACAGAGCCGCTGGCGTCGAGCGTGCCGGCTAGCTTCGCCGTGCCGCGGGCGATCTCCACCCGCTTGCAGGCGAGGCTGTCAATCGTCACGTCGTGAATCAGTTGCACGTCGTCCGCCGCGGTGGGCAGCGTACCGCCCCAGGTGGCCGGGTTCGACGTGAACCCCGGCCGCACCGTGGCGACGAACTCCCCAGGCAGCAGCGACGGCACGGGGTCGGTTTGCGGCGGGACCGGGGCGACCGTGATCGCTACGCTGTCGGCGGGGTCGAACTGAATCGGCTCGCCGTTGCGGGTGATATCGACCGTCTTGCCCGTCAGGTCCACGGGGGTTCCGTCCACGGTGAGCGTGTAGGTTTGGGCGTGCGATGAAGCAGCCAATAGCAAAGCTATGATGATTGTTCGCATATTTACTTGTAATCGATGTTGACGTGAACTTCCGACGCAGCAACGCTCGTCGAGTTGCTGTCAGCCGAGCCGGTCACAATGGTAAAGCCGATGCCGCTGGCGAAGTTAATGCCGACAGGGCAGTCCAGAATTGCACCCGCTCCCGTCGTTGCACCTGGGATCAGGATGACCTTGACAGGCGTACCGCTGCCTGCGGTGGGGGCTGAAGCACTGTCATAGAGCTTGAGATAAGCCGCCGCCGCATTCGTGTTGAACACCTGAATGCCGTACACCGTACCGGCACTGGCTTTGACGTTGGTCGCGTCACCGCTGCTGCCGGCGGAGATTTTGCGGTAGGGGGTCGCACCGCCAGCCGAGTGAGCCTGAGGCACGACAAGCTGCTTCCGGTCCAGCGTCATCCGAGGGCAGCCGATGTCGCCTTCGTCAACGCTGTCGGTACTCGACTCATCAGCCTGCATCCCAATGGCGGCTACCTTGCTGGTGCCGGGAGTGAAGGCCGCGTCATCGGCGAAGATAACGTCGTCGATGAGCTGGAGGGCCGTGAGGGCTGCTCCGTTCTCTTGGGTCACGAATGTACCCGCATTGGTGCAGGCTGCTTGGACGGCGAACGTGCCAGCATTAGTGACCGCATGTGAACCAACGGTGACTGTGCCGCTGATGGAGACCGAACCGCTGGCGATGACTACCGCCCCGGTGTTGCAGGCCGTGACCTTAGCGTCTAGGGCGGCTAGGGTGGTCTCGCTAGCGAGTAATGACCCGCTGCCGCTGATGGCGTCAATTAGCGTCCAGAGCGAACCAACCTGAGCAAAAACCTCTGAGTCGTAGGTCCACAGCTCACGGTCCACCGTCATGCCGACGGTGCCAAGGTCGCCCGAAGTTACTGCTGCTGCTCCGGTGGCCACGCCCATGATCGGCGTGCCAGAAGTCGTACCAGCGGTGAAGTCGGCGTCGTCCGCTGCTGCTGTGCCGCCTGAGCCTGCCCCGCTGATGATATTCACAGGGACGGGCTTGGTGGCACTGGCAGCTACCAGCGTGTTGCTGGTGTCCTCCCACATCAGGGCCGTGCCTGTGATCGAAGCGTCGGTATCGCCTTCGGTGTACTGAGTACCTCCACCGAATGACGTGATCTGCGTGCCTGAGCCGTCTACGATGGCGACGGTGAGCGGGTTAGAGTTAGTTAGGTCCAGCACGTCGGCTACGTCCGTGCCGTCCGTGAGCTTCACACGACCGATGGCGTTGTCGCCCGCTGGGATGGCACTGGCCAAGTCCACGTTGCCGATGTTGTTGTCACCGGTAGGCAGGGCCGCGACCACATCGACTTGGGCTTCGCTGCCTGAGACGATGTTATCAATGATCTGAAGTGCTGTGACGGCTGCGGCTAGAGAAGTATTACCGGTGTCTTGCTTGGCTTCTGTAGAGGCTCCTGAGGGGAGCGGGAGAGCTGCCGCAGAGACAGGTTGGGTGGCTTGCCAAAACGTACCACTGACCGGTTGAGTCGCTTGCCAGAAGGTGCCTGTGACGGCTACCCCTCCACTGACTGTGACTACGCCTGAGATGGGCAGGGGATTAGCACTCGAGACATCCCCGTCATTGGTGCCATCGGCACCTAGGACGATCTTGCTGCGGGGGTACTTGACCCCGCCGATGACGTCAGCAGCAAAGGTATCCCCGCCTGAACCGGCATTGAGCGTTGTGTTATCAGCCATAGCAGTAGGGGAGCGTAGTTAGGAGGGAGATGGCTGACAGGTTAGGCTGATAAGGGGACTTAATGATCTCAATAACTGTGAAAAGAATTTACGACTCGACGCCAGCTTCCGCCAGACTGAATCTTTCAAAGCCGACGCCATAAGCAGGGGAGTCGTTGCGGGGCATCAAGTCGGATTGGATCAGTAAGTCCACGCCTGCTACCGAATCTTCGTCGATCGAGTAGTTGGTTCGCATGTAGGCAAGATTGCGAGAAGTTGAGACGCCTGCCAGCCGTTCAGTGAAAACGTTGTCTTCGTAGGCGTTGAAGTCGAATTCACCGGCAATGCCCCCGATGGTCGTGTTGTAGCTAGCGTCTGCCCAGTACATCCAAGCTGAGACGCCATCCGTCGTCTCGCCAAAGACGTTGGCATGAATCCAGTTAGATTTAGCGTAGACGCTGGTGGTGCCGTCGCCGAAGAGATTGGCATCCCCGTAGCGACTGAATTCAGGAGCCCGTTCGCAGTTGACGAAGACGTTGTTAAAGACTTCGCAGTTGTTGGCTTGATGTAGTAGGAGCGGGCATTCACAGCCATCGACGATGTTGTAGGAGAGCGTGATGCCGCTGGCTCCTTCGTCCAAGTACAGACCGCGAATCTCTTCATCACCGGAACGATGCAAGGCGGTAATGCCTACATTGGTGATGTGATTGTAGGAGGCCGTCGAGCCCGGTTGACGACCCGAGAAGTAGATCGCTGCTCCGTCGTTCAGCTCTCTGACTACGTTGTCGATGCGGTTCCAGATAACGTGGTTGTTCCTACCTTGGAACTTGAGGCTGTCGAGACGGCCACGGAAGCGAACGGCCTGGAAGCTGCCGTCCGTGATGTCATTGTGCTCGACGGTCGTGTTGCCGACGGCGATGCCGCAGACGCCATGAGCCCCAACGTCAATGCGACCGTAATCATGGATGTTGTTATTGGAGATCGTATGACCTGAAGCGTTGTCATCAGCGACGACTCCAGCAGGTCCATTGAGGACGATGCAGGAGTTACCGCTCTGGCTGATCTCACAGCCGTCAACGGTAATAAACTCGCTGTTGTCTGAGAGGATGCCAACACCGCCAAAGTTAGTGATGGTGCAACCATCGAAGGTGATATGCGAGCATCGCAGCAGCTTGATCCCAGGTTCTTCGAGAGGGTTATAGCCTGCCTCTTGCGTCCAATGGCCGGTTAGCAAGAGGTTCCAGTCAGTACCAGTTAGGATTAGGTTCTTGAAGTTGATGTAGGCGGCGGGAGTCATCACCAACCCGCCTTCGCCGAAGAAGCCGGAATTGGCTGAGATGAAGTCCGACGTGCCGTTGAACAGAGCACTGGTGCCTGTCAACGAAGGATTATGGTGAGTCGCTGTAGAGGTTCCGTAGAGCAGCTCGCTGAAGACCGAACCTAGGTTGCCGCTGAGATCACTGAAGTCTTCGTCCAAGGGGAAGAAGGCCAGCATGTACTCTGTGAGGTTCTCGTACTCTTGAGCGTGCAGAGCCGTTGCATCATCGGCAGTCGCTTCTTTATCTAGGATTACTACGTCCGAAATCTCACCGTCCCAGTACAGACCAGAGGATACTGGGTTGGACGAGCCGATGGTCGGCGGCAGAGAGCCAAAGGTAATGCCAGAGCTGATGGCACTGGCTGAGCCGACGATAGCTCCGTCGATATACATCGTCACCAAGTCAGTGGCGATGTTGACCGAGCAGGTGAAGGTGTGCCAGTCATCGTCATTGAGACCGGCAGTTGAAGTCGGGAAGTAGTTAGTGACGCCAAAACCCAGACGAATCAGAGCCATGCCCTGATTGCCGCCCGTCTTCAGCAGGGACATCCTGATGCCAACATTAGGAGTGCCTGAACCTACCAATGTGTCGATGAGAACCTTCTCCCAGGTCGCGTCAGCGTGGGTGTAGTCCGTCTTGAAGCGACAAGAGTACGTTGCGTACTGATGGGGATAGGTGATGGAGTTGGTCTCTCCCGTCGCCTCAATCATCGTCGTCAGCGTCGGAATCTCTACGTCAGTCGTCCCGAGCGTCTCGCCCGATCTCGGCCAGTAGTAGAGACGCTTGGTGGTGTTGTTCCAATAGAATTCACCAGCCTGGGTCAAGAATGAAAGGCTGTTCTCTAGCCAGTACCGTCCGTAGTCAGAACGGAAGTTGAAGCCTACGCTGCCGCTGAGATTAGGGCCTCCGCTCACGTTGACCATACGCGGCGTACCACTACCCTCGATCTCAGAGATGAAGCAGCGTATGTGTCGCCAAGCCGTCAAGGCGTTGACTTCGATGGTCTCGCCAGAGCCGATGGTCGGTAAGTCGGCAGGAGCAGCGTAGAAGAAGTCGTAGGTGTTGTCTTCTGACGGCGAAGCATAGGACCCCATCGTGTAGTAGCTGCCCACATTGGGGGTACGAGCACGAACGGCTGGGATGCCATTGACGATCAGCGATCTGAAGTCAGCATGACCGGGCAGGTCGATGTACTTGATCGAACCTGAATGAGTCGTCCAAGCTCCCTCTACCAGCTCGTTGCTGGTAATGATGACCTCTTCATCCAGATAAGCTTCGTAAGTGATTGGGTCCTGCTCAGTGCCACTGTCCAAGTCTGTGAAACTTAATGCTTCCGTCAGACGGTAGGTTCCAGCACGGAAGATGACTCGGATAGGACGGTTATGCAGACCGTCTTCTTTGAGCTGAAGGACGGCATCTATTGCAGCTTGGAAGGTGAGCAGCGGAGAATCAAAATCTCCTGAGTCTCCGTCATCACCGTCAGTCGCTACATAGATAAATCTGTAGGCACTGGCTACCGACTCGCCTTCCAAGGCGGCAATGCGAGCATCGTGATCGGCCAGAATAACGCCTTGAGCCGTATGAGCAGCTTCGAGTGCCGTTAGACGACTGCTGATCGTGAGAGCCTCTAAGGCGTCCAAGCGATCATCTGTGTCGTAGCCTTCTAAGACGCCAATTCTGCTTTGAAGATTCTGACCCTCAAGTACGTCCAATCTAGTATCAAGAGTCTGAGCTTCGAGTACATCCAGTCTGGTATCAAGAGTCTGAGCTTCCAGCGTATCAAGACGGGTATCTAGGTTCTGGCCTTCTAGTACATCGACTCTGGCGTCGAGAGTAGCGTCCTCAATGATCGTGAGGCGAGAGTCGAGCGTCTGGCCTTCGATGATGTCTACCCGAGCATCAAGCGTCTGAGCTTCGATGATAGCAAGGCGACTTTGAAGGTTCTGACCCTCAATGGTATCCAGGCGGGTATCGAGACCTTGGCCTTCGAGTACGTCAAGGCGAGCGTCTAAGGTATTCCCTTCGAGTACATCTAGACGAGCATCAAGAGTCTGACCCTCTAAGGTATCCAGACGGCCATCAAGCGTCTGCCCTTCCAGTACGTCCAGACGAGCATCAGGAGTAGCTGCCTCGATAGCGGCAATCCTGACTGTGAGAGCACCGATCTCATCAGCTTGACCAGGAACAGCCGTAGGTTCATTCGTCGTGAGCGATGGATCGAGAGACATAGAGAATCAGCCTTCAGGGGGGAGCACCAATGGGAGGATGCTACCTGAAGGCTGATTCTTGAGTCAATCGAAGATATGCAGACCCTACTCTCCTAGTTTCCTCAGAGGTTTTTCCTGGGAAGAGAAATGGATGCCGTTCACCATTTCTTCGCTGTCCATGTGCTGAATTAATTCGAGTCGAGTGGTGGACTTCTTCAACCGTTCCCACATCGTTTTGTACTTGGAACGCTCTTCACGATGGCGAGCTGCATCCTTGGCAACGAGATCATAGGCATAGTGTTGAAACTCACCGCCGCAGACTGCTGCACACAAGTTGTGGAGATGGTTCTTGTACTTATCTGCCTCTTGCTGAGCTTTGTAGCGATCCTTGCTCAGTTGCTCGATCTCTTTATTTAGCTTGTGGAATTCTTGCCCCGACGCAGGACCTGGAGGCGTGTAGAAGACGCTCTTGTCGATCCATTTGCTCTCTTCATTGATTGTACGAAGAAGAGACTCCTCCTCTAGCTCTCTGTTGATCTGCTCATGGTCCGTATCGACAGCCGGCTTTTTGTCAGGAGTATTCTCAACAGCCTTCATCCTCTCTTCTAGATCAGTAGCTCTGATTCGCAGTTCTCGTACATCCTTGTAGTAACTATCCACTAAGTTCTCAATCCGCTTGTTGAAGGCTTCACACCTTTGATCGAGAGCCTGTAGAGCAATGCTATGGCCATCGAAGCGTACATCGTGATCACTCACACGACGCTTCAGCAGTTCAATCTCTTGGTTCTGCTTATGAAGAGCCTCTTTGTCAGCATAAAGGGCTCCTTGCACTTCAGCGATCCTAGTATCCTCTTGCAAGTAAGTGAAGAGCCCGTCAAGCCTGTCCTTAAGTGCTTCAACTTTCTTACGATCTCTGAGTAGGTGTTCAACGACAGTGCTGAAGGCTTCTTCAACGGAGATTAGTTCTTCTTGGCTCATACTAAGTCCTTATGAGAGGGGAGGGGATTTTTCCTGGGAAGAGAAGACTATAGATCAATGTACGGTTCGGTGCTGCTATCTTTCTTTTCACCGTATAGGAGGGTATTCCTAGCTAGGTGGGTTAGTGGATCAGAAACCTCTTCCAGTCTCTTACTCACATCTGCAAGGGGAATGCTGCCTTGCCACTTCCACACTTCAATGCGGTTAGTTTCTTTGTTGAGTTGGCCGCCTCGATAAGCTACTACCAGCTTAGGATTATCAGGACCGGAAGACAGGTCGAGTCCTAGCTCTATGTGAGGACTACCTATAGCTCTGCTTATGTCCTGATACATCACTTCCCTCCCGCCGCGTCGTGGGCGGCTAGTGCGTCTCTGAGTCGTTCGTATGCGTCTGGGCGTTCGTAATAATCCACGGCATATCTTGCCGCTTCAACAACCGCCCTCGCCGCTTCGGCCAGCGCGGAGGGCGGGGCGGGTTCCGGTCGTGGTAGCGGTGGCTTCGGGCACGGCCCGCTGAATCCGTGGAACTTGAACATGACTTCATCGAGCGGCATTGGCTCGCCGCACAGTTCGCAAAGTGGGTGAGCTTCACTCATCTTTCCCTCCGGTGCTAAGGTTAAAATTCCAAACGGTTCAAGCCGCGTCCAAGGGGCGGTCATTGCCCGGACTCCTGGATGATGTTGGCGAGACTCTTGTGGACCGCTCGCATGGCGTCCTGCCATCCGTCGGCGTATTCTGTGTGTGCTACTGGCGGTTCTTCGCCGAGATAATCATTGAACGCCTTGAGCTTCGCCAGCAGGGATGCATGGCGTTCGTTCAGTGCTTTGTTCTCGTCGAGTAGTTGGTCGAGCATCCCGCTCGTTTCGCTATCGACTCTCGGAGAGTGCATGGCCTCTCGGATGGCGTCGAGTTGATTCATGCGTGAAGAGTATTTTGTGTCGTCTAGAATTCGGTCGATTCGCAGCCAGAGGTCTGTGAACTGACCGTTGGATTTCTCCAACTCCGCTACGCGGGCCTCGGCGGCGGTGAGCTGGTTCTCGTAGCAAGTGTTGCTGACAACCATGTATCCGTCCTCTTGCCGATAAGTTTCGCAGCACCACTCAACTGCCGGCGTAGTGCCCCCTATGAGCACTCCTTGCATGTAGCCTGCTCCGCACTTCGGGCACTTTGCTTCTGTCATCGTTGCTCCTTAGCTTCGTATTGGTAGTAAAGCCGCTCCAAGAGATCAGCGACTCGATTCACAGCAACCGTCAGCTCCTCAAGGCCCTCCAGCTTGTGCAGCATGTAGGAAGTCCTGACGACATGATCAAGGTCAAGGTCAGGGTCGATATCAGGCACCGGATCGGGAGGCAGACTTTGCTTGTAATGTTCTTCAGCATCCATTTGATCGCAGTCCTTTCCTTCCCAGGAAAAAATAAGCACCGGGGTTAGTTAGTTCCTCTCGGCACCTTTACGGAACAACTCATCCTTGTGCTTGATGATCTCCTCCTTACGATCTTGCATGAACTGGACGCCAACCTCCTCAGGGATGGCTGGATGTCCCATAGCTTCGCAGTTGATGAGCAGAGAGAAGTAGCCTGCATAGAAGCAGGTCCTCATCTGGTTGTACTGCATCTGGCTAGCGTCCTTAGGCATGATAGCCTTAGCGAAGCCTAGCCAGTCCTCTTCAATCGAATTCAACACTAGAGTCTCCTTTCTTATATCCTAGTTACATCTGAGTAGTCTTGTCTACTCAGTCTTCTTGATTGCTGCATCGTACATCTCATCAGAGACGTAATCCAATTCGCTGAATCCCGACAGCGAGTAGCCGATGAGTTGAGCAAGCTGAGCACGTTCGTCGTTGTACTCCTTGCCAGAAAACTCAAAGGCTAGACGGTTCAGGTCTATCCCGCCGTGATCGAGTAAGTACCTCACAACGCGATTTGGCTTGAACCTCAGTATGCCATTAACTTCTACGATTGGTTGCATTGGCGTGCTCATATACTACTCCTCAATGATGGCTTCGATGTGCTCACGACGGATGAAGCACTTCTCGCCGTCCTTGATGAACGTACCAAAGATTTTGGTGCCCATGCTTGCTGGGTTACAGCCGAATCCTCCTTCACACTTGAAGAGGTTCTCTTCAGCCTTGAGGCCCTTCTCGAAGAAGTACTGCTTGAGTCTGACCGTCTTACCCGTGAGATCAATACCGGCTACTGCTGACATGAGTTAGGCTCCTGATGGTGAGAGGGAAGGGTAGAACAGCCTATCAGTCTACCAGAGGGGATTAGCCTGTCAATAGCTGTTCCTAGCTATAACTAGGCATAATTCTAGGAATTAGGCAGAATGCCAGAAGTTTTCCTGGAAGGAAGAAGTACTGTAGACCCTGGGCATTCAGTCAGACCGGCGAGCACAGAGGGTGACTTCATTCACTTCGGTATCCCTTAGGTCCTTCTCCAGCCTGAGAGCTGCACAAGCCTCCTTGATCTCCTTAGGAGTCGGCAGCCAGATAGAAGGCTGAGTCTTGTAGAACTTGTGATTAGGGGTAGGTAGGGCTCCAGGACGATCACGCCTCATCACTTCCCGTTCCATGTGCATCAGGAGCTTCCTCAGGTTCTCGTTGGCCTCCTGCTTCGTCAGCTTGTGAGAAGGCTTGACCAGTAGCTTACGCCTCCTCTCATTAGACCTTCTACCGATAGCTCTACGTTGGCAATGATCCGAGCAGTACTTACCCCTACGACTACCAGCTACGAAGGGAACAGGCTTCCCACACTCAGTATTCTGGCAATGACGCTCTCTACCGCTCAGTATGAGAATCTTCACCGCCGTCTTGTGATTGATACCGTGCTTCTTGGCGACTCTGCTGATCGGTAGATGCTCCTCAATGACCTCTCGTACTACCTGCTCGCAGAGAGCTACGGGAGTGTACATCCCTCGGAAGGGGTTATCAGGCATTACTTCATCCTCCATGAGTAGGAACTAGGTGGTCATGGGGATGAGCTTACTCAGTAGCTAAGTCCTGATCAAGATCATTTCAGGATGATCCTATGGGGTAGATGGGAATATGTCCTAGATAGGACTTAGTGTGAAGAGAAGTACCCTAAAAATTTTTGGGGAGAGGGTGTCTAAATTATTTTTAGGATGGGGTGGACCCTAAATTATTCTGCACACATGCCTGTAAAAATTTTAGGGATAGGCGGGTCCAAAAAATCTCTGCACACATAACACCACTACATGACCACCCTGGAACAATAGGCCACCTCCAGGTCTGGATATATCTATATAAAGAGATATTCTTATCTAGAACTAAGCATAGCTACATATAAAGAGATGCTCTTATCCTTTGAAGAGTACAAAGGGGAGTTGCTGATCTACTTAGACGGTAGATGAGCAATGTAGATATGTAGATATGTAGATATGTAGATATGTAGATACAGAATGATTGCAGACAAGCATGTAGA